ATTGCCGGTAAATTATGCGCCCGGGCCGACGAGCGAAGCGAGGAGGCCGTTTGCGTTGAATTTTACGGCATTCTAACATAACTCGAAAAGAGCGGCCGCAAGGACGCGAATTTTCGAATAAGCGGAAACGAGACAGTATCGATTTTTTCAACGGAAATGGCTTTCTCATGCGACTTGTTACATTGCCGGTAAATTATGCGCCCGGGCCGACGAGCGAAGCGAGGAGGCCGTTTGCGTTGAATTTTACGGCATTCTAACATAACTCGAAAAGAGCGGCCGCAAGGACGCGAATTTTCGAATAAGCGGAGGATATAGCATTGATCGTGATTGAAGCGGAAACGATAACGATTTTTAAGCGGAGTAAATACATACTTTGACTGAATGTCGTTTGCGATGAGGCCACAAGGCCGAATAAGCGGACAACATGAAGTCTTTTCATATGGTTTTACTCGATTGTTTTCTTCTTCTTCTCTTTCCCCCTTTACCCCCTATCTTATTATTATTTTTCATCCGGTAAAATTAAAAATTTTACTTTTTATTTTAAAACTTTTTATTACTTTAACAAATTTTTATTTTTAATTTTTCTGAGGGAAAAATAAAAATTTATTGAAAGCAATAAAAATACTGTCCGGATTATCAAAAAGAGTTATTCGGTAATTAAGGGGTTATAAGGGGGGACTATGGGCGGTCAAATAAAAATAACACCCAAATAAAATTTGTCTGTTATTTTATTCTTTTGCCCATCATCCCTTCTTATCCCCCCTATAGTCCCCCCTTTTCCTCCCTTCTTCCCTTCTTCCTTTAGGTTAAAAGTTAATGCGTTTATTTGTAATTTTGCGTAACCATGCTACATTAGTTTTTGTCCGAAAAATCAACCCAAATACAGAGCGGCTATGAAAACTCAACCTGTAACAACTACTTTCCTTAATTGCGTCCTCCAAACGTTCGGCCTCGTGTACGTAACCGATACATGTGTACAAATACCCGGTTACGCCGCGCCGCAAACGGTATCTGCTTACCGCTTTTCTGATACGGCTGTACCGGATCAAGTTTCCGTTTCCGATATCCAAGACTACTTCACGAAAAACAACTATTCAGCGACTATCATTCCATCCGACAATCCCGAATATTTCATATATGCGTCAACCCGGCGATTCCGTAAAAACCGGCATAAAACCGTCAATCATAATATCCGTTTTGATGTATGCCGCCCGCCGCAATATCACGAAATAAACAAGACATTTCAGTCTATAAAAGTTCTCGATATCGTAAAATACCGCATAACGGAACATCCATCCCGTTTTAATGTAACTGGAATCATCCTGTATTTAAACGCTGAACTCTCGTTTACCGTCAACGTCTACAAAACTAACCCTTTACAGCCGCGTGTCCATTGCGAAATTCTGCCCATAAAGACGAAAATTTACTTATCCGTTAGAAACATTCTACGTAAGTTGTTGAAATTCAACAACAAACACAAATTATCGTAAATTTTCGCAAAATTTTTCGTTTTTCCCCTTGCAATAAGTTAATATCAGGTTATATTATATACTGTAACACAAAAACAGCCAACAAGGAGGGTTAAAATGAAACTCGATCGCGCAATTTTTCACAGATTTTTCTATGCTGTCGAATCCGAAAGCGGCCGCGCCAAATCCAACACAAGTTTCGATGGATGGGAGTTCAAATCATACCGGACAACAATCGGCGTCAAAACGCCGGGAAAAGATGGCCGCCCGGTATTACTGATAGCGGATAGCTCTTTCAGCCGTACCACAGGCGAACACCTAAGCGCATTGCGGGCCGCGTGTCCGTATCCGAGCAGCCATACTATTCGCGTGCCGTTCACATGGGGGGATGTATGGTACAAGCGCGAATATTGCATCGACGACTTGTTACATCGATTCATCGACCGGCTTTCCGATTATGAATGGAAACTCGACCGACTGAGATACGCCGAAAACCGCCGAAATTTTCTCCGGATTTACTCTAATTTCCTTAGCTTTTTAGCATTGGTCGTACCTAAGCGCCCGGATAAAGCAATATTACAAAAAATCGAAGAAATAGCGACAATCGCTAGAGAAACGGAAGACCGCAAAAAGCGCAATGAACTTATTTCGGGATTAACGGCGAAAAGAGACGCCGCGGAGAAACGTAAGGCCGCAGCGGAAAAGCGGAAACACGCTGAATTTCTGAAACAGTTTAGCGATGTGCCGTATTTAGACAAGATACGGATTGCATTTTTCAGACCTGAGGGAGTAGACGAAACGGCCCGCGCGGCTTGGCGTCGCATATTCAACCCGGACGGCAGTTTATCTTATGTTATCCCGTCGCCTTGGGAGGCGGAATCTGTTGTAACAACGCAAGGGGTTTCTATGGATTGCCGTACCGTCCGGGCGCTGCTGAAAGCATGGAAAGCCGGAAAGGTTAAAGTAGGGCAGCACATCGGTCCGTATACGCTTCTGGAGATGACGGCCGCATATGTTCGAATCGGTTGCCATAAAATCCCAATGCAGAATATCCGGGAGCTGTATTCAGCACTGATTGAAGGAGATGAAGCATGAGAAAGCAAGTAATTAATGGGATGAGGTCGTTCACCGAAATTGATGATAAAATCAAAATTCATTCTCGTTATTGGAGGCATATTAGAATTATCGGTGTAACTTACTTTGGGGGGTCGTATTCCATCGAAATTGAAGTAGGGGAGCCCATAAAATGAAAACCGTTGGACACTGGTTAAAATATTCAATCGCGCCGTTGGCTTTTTGGGCGGCGGTAATCGCAGCCGCAATCGTTACAGAATAAAGGATTAGCGATGAAAACCATCTTGTACTGGCTTAAATATGCCGCCATTCCGATTGCGTTTTGGGTTGCTGTAATCATTTGTGTAATTTGGTAATCAAACATAAGGAAACAAGCAATGAAATTTAATATTGATGTCAAGAAAAATGAAGTTGTAAACAAGTACGAAGCTGAACTTGCCGAACTCAAAGAAACTGAAACGGTGCTTAAGGGGCTCCCCGATGTGTTTGAGGATTTCGAATTCTTTTTCTATTCCCCTAGGAAGATGCAGAAGAATGTGATGGGAGTTGTACATTTTTATTGTGATGATGTCAATGAGATTATCGATACCCTGAATAAGGTGCCGGATTTGCTCCCAATTTGCCTTGTAAACGACGGTTGCACATCGGCATATCCGCGCTGCTGCGTGGATATGGATAAGTACAGTAAATACAATTCAAATAATCTCTATTGTAAAAAATTGAAAGTTCCATATACGCTTGCGGCAGAAGGCTACACCCGCCAAACACTTCCTAGTGTTATCATTAGATGTTTTTACAATATTAAAAATTATGGGATTGTGGCTGTATGGATATCCGTAAAGAGTAAAGAGTTAGAATCATTCGGTGTTTACTTTGATGCAACATATCGCACATTTAAAGGCGATATTCTTGAAAGTTCTATCAGATTCAATTATCAGTTTACTACTTTCAGAGTAAAAGTATTGTTTCCGAACGTTGTTAAGTTTGAGGGTTACAATTCTTCCGGTACTCATCTGTTTTATTCGGAGGTTGAATAAACATGAGTAAAACGATGCGAAAATGCAATAAGTACCGTTATTGCTATGTTATTCAGGTGAAGAGCGATGGTGTATGGCAAGATTGCATGTATCATAGCGATAGAAAATTTATGTACTCGGTGTATAATGGACTAAAATATAAAAGTACGTGTACAGATATACGCATCATACAGCGGAGGATTTTTAAATGACAGTCTATGAGTTGAAAACTTTACCCATCGATACGATTGTCAAGCTCCATAATATGGCTGGAGGTAATCGCATATATTGTATGGATGACGACGAAGATTTTAACCGGGTTGATGATATCGTAACAGAACATCTACGGGTAAAACGTAATTCGGCATTATGGGAATTTGATTCCGCTATGCCATACGTTGTAATCGAGCATGGGGATGTAATGAGTTACAACGAAAAAGCGATAAGAGACTATATAGACTACGCCCGAATTATCGAATATGTGCTGTATTCGTAAAATAGGGCAGAAAGCCGCTTCTGAGACGACTTAGTACCTCCCCGTATGGTTTACCTGGTTACTTGCTAAGTCGTCCCATAAGGCTAAACTAAAGGTGTTTAACGGCTATGACAAATGAACAGTTACAGAACAGTATAAACGCGGTCAAGAATGTAGCGGCGTTTACGGCACTAATGCGAAGTTCTGCAATCGATGAACAGATTAAATTATCTGAATACCTTTGCGCTAAAATATTCATCAAGTCTCACACTCCGCGCAATCCAATAGATGATAGTACAGTATTGTATCATCCCATCGAAGAAGAGATTGTGAAAGCGATTGCAAGCGGTATAGACGTCGATGACTTTGTAGCACAGTTTGTAAGTATGGATATGCGATCGTCGGCATCTATGCTTCGCAGACGTTATCACAAGATCGCGCATCTACTCTCGATTTATCAGGCATATAGTAAACCACCAATGCAAATCAATTTAGACGGTAAAATTTAGTCATGTGCATCGGCATCTATAATCACATCTTTTGGTTTTTCCTGCATGTTGAAAACCACCGTGAGCTTTCCTCCGGTATGTGCATCGGCATTTGCGTCTCCGATATTGGCAACTTTTACAAGCGTATTGATTGCGTTAACCACATCGGCAGGTTTGTTTTCTTCCTGATTTATAATGTTTTCGAGGCGTTTTGTGACACCTATAATCGTCGGCTTGTTGATTTCCCATTCTGCTGCTCTGAGAAATTTAATCCGTTCTCTTATCCTTTGTTTCATCATCATGCGGCGCATATTGTTGATGTCGATGTGACGGATTCCGGTGATTGGCGTCATGTACTCTCGGTATGCTGTATAATACTCTTCCGTGGTATGTGCATCGGCATCTATAATCCAATTAAGGAAATCTTCAACACGTTTATCCGCAATTGGGATTGCGGGATCGGCATCCTTGTCGTCAAGGCAGGCAGGGAGGCAGTCAAGTGCATCGGCATTTGTATCGATTACTTTTTCACCTGTATTTTCTCTGCGTTCAATTTGATTTTTAAGTTTAAAAGCCATCTGGAATCTCCTTTTTGTTTCAATATACCATGATACAGTAAAAATTACAAATAAAAGTTAAAAATTAATGCGCAATAGGGCTTGAAACTGTGACGCGTGAATGCTACATTAGTTAAAACCGGCGCAATAGACCTAGGAGTAACCATGCAGACTGTGTATGAAGTCATCGGCGTCCTTGACGCGCACACATGTGTAATCGTCGGCATCTTCACTGACAGGATTGCAATGTGTGATAAGTTGCAGGAACAATTTTCGAAATGTTATTTGAAGTCAAACGGCAAGATGATCGATATTATCCCTGTAAGCGTCGGCATCTGTATGCGTAATAGATTCTGTAAACTGTACAGTAAGGAATCAGGAAAAGAGTTGTACCGAATTTACGCGATAACGTTAAACAAAGTGAATCCTGAGTTGCATGAAAGTTTTAAGTAAAAACGATTATTTATACTATAAAAGAGATGGTAAGCATTATCGGGTTCCGGCTTCCGATAAAAGCATAAATGCTTTATTGCGCAGGAATTATGACTGTTCCGATGTTCTTACTTTAGGTGGCAGATTGCGCGTCCCGCTGTATCCATATCAGTATCAGGCGCTTTTACAGGCTAAGAATCACAATTGGAATATTTTAGACGCGGATAGTATGGGATTGGGGAAGACCCCAACGGCGCTGGGGTGCATCGTTGCCTCGAATGCAAGGAAAGTGCTTATCGTGTGTCCAGCCGCGATTAAGTATCAGTGGAAACGGTATATTGAAAACTGGGTAACGAAGCCCGGAATCATGTATGTGTGCGAAGGGCAGAAGTTTGAATATGGTGACTGCCTGAGTGTGAAACACGCCAACTACGTAATCATAAACTATAACATATATGATTATTGGATAGACCTGTTTTGTAAATTGAAGTGGGATATGGTTGTGTACGATGAAGCACATCGGATCAAGAAGGTGAGTATACCATCGGCACCTGTAAGGTGCTCTGCCGCTGCTGATATGCTTGTGCCGCACGTTAAATCGTGTATATGCTTAAGCGGCACCCCCTTGACGGATCGCACCGCCGACATATGGCATATTGTGAAACTTGTGAATCCAAACTTGTTTCGATCATACTTTCTGTTCCAGCAGCGGTATTGCGGGGGAGCATCCGGCGCGTTTTCCAGCGAATCGAGAAGCGCCAATACGATAGAGCTGCATAATAAGCTGATCGATAGCGGCGTCATGATTCGCAGAACGAAAAAAGATGTGTACAAAGAGATACCGAGAGTTGATATCGACGTAGTTCCGTTTAATGTTCGTTCCGCTGCACTGGATACGCTGGAAAGGGAGGCCCGGCATCAGACATTGTGGATGAAGAAACAGACCGGAAAACAACGCGGGGCCGCTATGTTTAAAGTTCGGCAGTCTTTTGAGAAATACTTACAGGAGGCGATACGATTAAAATTACCGTATATTGTAGAGTGGCTTAAAGATTTCATGAATGAAACCGATGAAAAGATTGTGATAGGCTGTATACATAAAGAACTGTGCGGAAATGCGCTGTATCGTGAATTTGAGAGGTCTGCTGTAATCATCAATGGGGATGCGTCGGCAAAACAAAAAGACAAACTTCTTACCGAGTTTAAAACCAACAAACAAAAAAGGATGCTGATATGTAACATACAATCTATGAAAGAAGGGGTGGACGGCCTTCAAAACGTGTGCAGCCATATGGCGATATGCGAACTGCCGTGGTCTCCCGCGGACATCGATCAGCTTATCGCCCGTCTAGATCGGAACGGGCAGAAAGAGCGTGTGAATGTTTCGTTCCTTGTGGTGTATGACAGCATCGACGAAATGCTTGTCCGTACTTTGGATAGAAAAAAGAAGATAACAACGGAAGTTCTTGACGGCAGAGCTCCGCATAGAAAAGAATTATTGGTAAACCTATTAACCGGAGGATGTTGAAATGAAAGATGGTACGAAGCTTGTCATCGTGAATGTGTGCGCGATTGTATTGATTATTTGGGTGGCAGTACTAGGTGCTATCGGGATTCATTATGCTCTTCCCGATCGGCAAAAGGAAGTCAAGTATGAAGAACCAGTAGTCGAAAACCCGAAAAGCAATGTAAACGTATGCGGACACATCATAGGTGAAGAGTTTGTACCGAAACCGGAGTACAAACATAACTTGAAAGGAGACGCCTACATTTACTGGTATGATGCTGTTACTATGATTACGTTTCGTCCTGTAAATGGAAGACTGAAATACGCATCCATTACTAAGTTATGCGTTGATGGTGCAGACTGCTACGCTGAGTATTCCGAGATGGGAGCGTATTATGTTAATAGATATGGTGCGAAACCTCAGAAGCAGCCTGATTCTCTTCTTACAGAGGACGGTGTATGTATCGATTTGAAGTGCAAAATTGTAGACGGTAAGTGGTTTCTTTCCGTAGTGATCGCTAAACTTGACAAGTAAAGGTGCAGTATGAATATCAGTAATATCAGTGTGTACAATCTCGAGAAAGCAGTCGTTGCCAGCGGATACCCCATGCTTACCGAATACGACCCTTGCAGGGTAATGGACGAAGTATCTGATGTAAAGGAATGGATCGAAACCTATTACAGCATGAAAGGTCAAGCCCCTAATAAGCATATTCAGAGAGCCATTCGCCTGTGCCAAACTCATTCTAATTCCGGGCATTGTAACTTTCTGTCCGGCATCCTTGTGACGATGGATGTTACAGCCTCTAACGTGTGGTGGCTGCAATGTGGGAGGTACCACTTTATTCAAAATGTATCTTCTATGTCGAAAATGCACAAACTCAAGGCTATGAGAGCTGCCAAAGATGAATATATGTTTCATCCTAAAGTATCAACCGTGATACAGAATGAGTTTTTCGATGACGACGTATTTTCAGATGTGAACGATGACGAAGAACTTTCGTATTCGTGTCCTATGGGAATGCTGCTGACTGCACATATCTCTACAAATTATTTGCAGTTGCGAACGGTGTATGAGCAAAGAAAGAATCATAAACTCAGTGAGTGGAGGATGTTTTGTAATATGATCTCTACGTTACCATTCGGCCCTGAATTTATTACGCAAAAATTTTAGTAACATGATAAACGGGATTGTACAGCTTCTGGAAGATAACCACATTCCTTACAAACTACGTAAAGAGTGGGCCAATGTATGCTGCCCTTACTGTGGTGATAATGGTTTTCATTTGGGTCTCACAGACGATGGGAAGGCAACATGTTTCCGGTGCGGAACTCATAATATAAATTCTGTAATCCATGAGCTGTTACACTGCGGAGCATCGGAATCAAAATCGATTGTACGGAGGTACATATGCAGATCGAAAAGTGAGCGTAACGATGATCCTGCCAGATTATGTTCGTCGGCATTTGAGTTTAAAGTTCCTTCGTCGGGAAATATATTGAGAGCCAAATTTCCTTTCATGTACTTGAGAAGAAGATTTAAATGGATGTCGATAGATGAGTTTGTAAGCATGGTAAAGCGCTGCGGTATTACATACACGGATAACGAGTTTGTAATGCCGAAACCCGACGGCAACCTTACCGGAATGTTTGCAGGGAGGATCGTGTTTCCGTTGATCCATAATGGGATACCTGTATCTTATCAATGCAGGGATTACACGGACAATTGCAAAGTAAAGTACATGACTGCTTATCCTGAGTATGAACGGATAATGCACAAAGACGTCTTGTATGGGGAAGATGACGTACCTTACAGTAAAGTAATTGTGTGTGAGGGAGTGTTTGACGCTCTCAGCATCGGTGCAGGGGCCGTACACACCTTCGGTGTCAAGTGGAGCAGAAGCCAGGCTGAATCTCTTTGTGCATACGATAAAGTGTATATCGCTTATGACAATGATAAAGCTGGAAAACTCGGTGCGGAATCGTTGGCCAGTGCGATTAAGCATCGTGTAAAAGTGGCTATCGTCAGGGTGTCGGCAAAAGACATAAACAGTTGCAGTCAATCAGAAATAGAAGATATCAAAGCACTTATACAATAAGGAGGAAGTATGCAGGGATCGGAAATATGGGCTGAAAGTTGGGGCGTACTGCCGGAAGTTCCTTTGTTTGAAGACAAAGTTACCGGAATCAAATATGATTTCAACTACGGATTTCGATGCCATTCCCCGAGCGACAGCGACGATATGTTTAACATTCATATCGAAACATCCGCAGGTGACGTATTGTGCGACATACCACTTGCCGCCGGATGCAAGTGGAGCTTTCCTTTTAAGTATTACATGGACTACACGGTTACGATAACCGGGAAGCATGGTGTATTCCGGGAGACGCTTGATCTTACTGATAAAACAGTTATGATTATGTGCAGCGTAAGGACGCTTGGAGATTCTATTGCATGGTTGTCCGCCGTTCCTGCCTTTGAAAGAAAGCACAAATGTAAGTGTGTGTGCGTCGTGAATAACGATATCTATGAACTGCTTAAGGATTCAGAGCAGATCAAAGTAATTAAACTTGAGGATAAATGCAATTACACTCCATATGCTACATACTACTTGGGTTTGTTTTTCGATGAATCATACAGTAAATTTTGGCAGCCGTATGATTTCAGGCTTGACGGCCTTCATGAACAGGCCAAAAACATTTTAGGAATCCGCAACGAAGAAACCCGGCACCTTGAGCTTAGAGACGCAGGCACGAATCCACTGGCCGGTAAAAAGTATGTGTGTATCTCATACTCCGGCAGTAAGGCGAACAAGTTTTGGAATAATCCGATCGGATGGAAGAAGGTGGTCAAGTACTTGCATTCATTGCAGTATGCAGTTGTGTGCATCGACAAATCTGATGTATGCGGAATTGCCCCCCTATACTACTACATGCCGAACGGCGTGATTGACATGACCGGAGACCTTTCTTTGCAGTCAAGAGTTGACGTGCTTAAGGGCGCTGAGATGTTCATCGGCATGGCAAGCGGGCTTTCGTGGCTTGCATGGTGCAGCGGAGTGCCGGTCGTTATGATTAGCGGTTTCAGTCTGCCGTATGCAGAATTTTACACAAAGTATCGTGTAATCAATACAATGTGTGAGTGCATCGGATGCTGGAATGACACGAGAATTCAGTTTTCTCGCCATGATTACATGTGGTGTCCCCGTATCGATAACGAGCTGCAAGCGCTCAAAGTCTCGGACGCTGAGAGCGAAGCAGAATACCGTCGCCTTTCGCAAAAACGCTTTATGTGTACACAAACCATTACACATAATATGGTTATACAGAAAATCAATGAAGTTTTAGAGGATCAGCACAGGGAAAATTAAGAGCGGAAATTATTAATTTATGGGCTTGAAATAAGTTAAATTCATGTTATATTACATTATTAACTTATTTCAAGCATGGAGAAAACCAAATGTTTGACGTCCCTATTTTGTTTTTTGATTTGGAAACCACAGGGGTTGATCCTGAGGAAGACAGGATTGTACAGTTTGCAGGTATCAGGACGACACCGAATCATGAGCCTGTCGAGTTTACCTTTAAGTGCAATCCTGAAATCGAAATTTCAGAAGGAGCAAGCAGAGTTCACGGCATCACGAATGAAGAAGCCAAGCAGTATGCTGCTTTCGATGCTTTTTCTGATAAACTTTACCGCATGGCACATGGTGCCATTTGGGCAGGGTACAACAACTTCAAGTTCGATATCCCGATGTTTATGAATGAGTTTAAAAGACGCGGGCTTAAAGTTCCTGAGTGTGCCGGAGTGCTGGATGGTTATAAGCTTTTCACGCATTTTTACGGCCCGGCAGGGAAAGGAAAAAGAACGCTGAAAGCTGCACACGTGCATTACTGCGGTTACGAATTTGAAGATGCGCACGATGCCGTGGCTGACATCAAGGCTACGATCAATGTGTTTGAAAACATGATCATCGAACATGGAGATGACCTCAAAGCGTTTCTTAAGGTGTCGGAAGCGATCCCGCTAAAGATCGACTTTAAAGGGATGTTCACTTTCGATCCTAAACGGAAAGTAGCCGTATTGGGGTACGGCAAATACAAGGGGGTTCCCCTCGCGGAAGTTCCGGTATCTTACTTCAAGTGGATTATCGACACGACCGGATTCAATGCAGATACAAAGAAAATCGCAAGCGAAGCCTGTCGTGGTATTTTTCCTCAGTACCAAAGGCCGAAATTTAAACGTAATTTCTGATGTGTACAAAAGCTGTTTTATGCGAAATGCTGTATGAGTTACAGTCGAATCAGCTTGAAGTGATACTTGTCCCTCAAGATGAACCAGCCAATGTGGGGGCTTGTATTCGTGTGGCGGTTGCATTTAATTGTCAGTGGTACAGGGAACTGTGTGATGCATTTGAATCGAACAGGAAGAGAAAATATAAAAAATTTAAAACAAAAGTAAAACGTAAGCGTATAGAGCATATACTTTTACGTATGATATCAGGAATTAATGTAGGAGGCATATACGCTGAATGGATCAGGGAATACGCCACCAAGATGCAGGAAGAATATGATAAGGGAGTAATGAGTTATGGGGCGCAATAAGATGATCGGAGAGCAGGAATTTAAAAGAATTCAAGAACTTAGAAAGGCCGGATGGTCGTATAAGGCGCTTGGTGAGAAGTTCGGAATTAGTGCCGTATCAGTTTACAAATACCTTTCTGGAAAAACGAAATTCGACAGCACGGAAGATGAGAACGCTTAATTTAGATTATGGAAATGAAGATTCAGAATTTAACGATGAAGAATCAGCGGCTTCCAAGATACTAAGCAGGATAAAGTCGTCTGTTCAAATGCCTTTACGTATGCCATATGGCAAAAAGATGAGAGCGTTTGAGGTATATTTTTCAAAGTTTGATGAAGATACCATAAATCGCTTTATCAGTAAGCTTTCCAGTTCTGTATGGGTTAAGAATTCTCGGTTCTCGTTGGAGATGGTTGTGCGCGACGATATGGTTAATACGATATTTTTGGGTACTGCTGATCCGACGGTGTGCAGATATTACAGTATCGAAACTCTTACACTGAAACCTTTAAAATGAAATGCAACATCTGTGGTTCTACTTTAAAGCAGTATGTGCTTTTAGGGGTATCATCAGGTCAGCAGACTGAACTATGCCCGAAGTGCCAAGCTGCCTGTGTCGAAGAGGTACGCGCAGTAAACAAAGCTATGATTTCTAAGCACTTAGAATCACAGCACGTTCCAATCAGATATCATGAAGCCAGATTACAGAAAGAACATCTCGCTTTCCCAAGCGGGAGGGAAGTGCAGAATGGGGAGAAGGGTTTATATATTTTTGGCGATTCAGGTGTAGGCAAGACTTGGCTCCTTGTAGCTTGGATGAAGTATTATCTCAGTAAGGGGGCAGCGTGTACTTATGTTGACTGGTCTGATTTTATGGTTGACTTGAGAATGGATATTAAAACATACCAGTCAAAGAAAGCGCACATACTAAGATCAGACTGTGTATTTATAGATGACTTTGATAGTTCCAATCCGTACATGTACGATGTCGTGTACAATCTAATTAACAGTTTGTACAGTTGTGGGAAAGTGCTGTTTCTCACAAGCATCGATCTTCCGACACAGCCTAAAATTGCAATGAGACTTGGTGAGATTACATCTCAACTGCACGTCATAAGACAGTGAGTATACTTATATGGAACTTGAAGACGTATCGAATGAGTTTGAGAATAGAATCTGTTATCTATTAGCAACTTCTGATGCTTATATTGACGAAATATCGTGTGTGTATCAGAGGGGATTGTTATCGGGTAAATACTATTCTTTGTTTGCAAAGTTGTGTCTTGCTTACTATAAAAAGTTCAAGCAAGCCCCTAAAGACAAGTTAAATCGCTTTTTAGACAACGCTTCCGTGTTGAATAAGTTGTCGGCCGATGACAGGGCCGAATTAAAACTTATTGTAAAATCGTTTGCAAATGAAAAAGAGTGTACGGATATTGACTTTGAAATATCCGAAACATTTAACTACTTTCAAGCAACGGCCATTAACCTTGTAAGTAAGGAAGCGCAGGAACTTACAAACGAGGGAAGAATAGAAGAAGCTAAGTCTCTTCTTGCCAAGTGCGAATCATTTGATCGGGGGAAGGTATCCGGAACCGACGTTTACGCTCTGTCTGATTCAGATATCGAATCTACGGTAAATGAAACGTATGAGCAAATAATTACGCTTCCGGGAGCGCTCGGTAAAGTTATGAATAATACGCTGGTGCGTGGAGGATTCATAACATTTGTAGGGAGAATGAAGTCAGGAAAAACCTATAACATCATGGAGCTGTGCCGATATGCAAGAAATCAGGGTAAGCGTGTGATTCTGTTTTCGGCAGGGGACATGACACAGAATCAGATGATTATGCGGGTGTGGCAAGCAGACGCGCGCACGACTTCAAATAAGTATTATCAAGACATGCAGCGTATTCCCTATCTTGACTGCAAAAGAAACCAAATTGGGATGTGCATGAACCGGGAAGGTTCCGGAAATCTGCTCAATGACTTTAAGGAAGTTGACCCGTACATTAAAGATGACAATAAGGAGTATAAGCCGTGTACGAAATGTGCAAATTCAAGCCAAGATAAAGAATCATACGATTTTGCAATTACGTATAGGAAAGTGCGACGCCCCATTCTCGACAGCGGCATGGTGCAGCGGCTGAGGGATAAATGGATAGCGTCAGGAAACAAAGGTGTTTTGCATATCGAACACGCCCCGTCAGGAACCCTTACCGTAGCAAAGAGAAGGGCTATCATCAGGAGCGTGTGCAAGAAATATGGATGGGATCACCCTGACGTAATCGCATATGACTACGCCGGTATTCTTGCGCAGGAGAAGGGGGATGAGCGTGAAAGCACACATTACATATGGCAAACTATGCGGGCAGAGGCAGACCCCGAGATGTTCGACTGTCTCGTCATAACTGCAATGCAGTCAAACAGCACATCATTTAATTTTGAGGATTTAACGATTCGGTCGTTCTCCTTGGATAAACGATGCTTTGACGAGGTATCGGCAGCTTTTGCAATAAACTGCACTCCGGAAGAGCGGAAAAACGGAATTACGAGAATTGCAGCCCTCCTAAAGCGCGAGCATCCGTTTGACGAATCCATGCAAGCCGAGTGTTACGGCTGCCTCGCACTTGGTACTCCTTGGATATGCTCGAGGATCGTTTTTAGGGAGCCGCCCAAGCCTTTGCAGTTTAGCAAATAATTTTAACTTTTTAACTTTTAACTATTGCATTTGAAAATTCATGTGCTATTTTAAGTGGTAAACCCAACTAACCAACAGGAGAAAACAGTAATGGCGAGTAACGAGCAACTGGTGGCGCTTAAGCGTTCTTTGAACAGCTTCAAGGGAAACTATACAAGAGCGCTCAAAAAGGCCGCAAACGCGAAGGAAATGGACAAGGTACGTGATACCTATCGCCCGAAAATTGAAGAGCTCGAAAAGAAAATTCAGGCGCTCGACCCGAGCAGGAAAAGGGTAAAGACGGCCTTTACACTGAAAGGCATGTCGCGTAAAGATAAAGTTATTGCCGTATTTAAGGCGATCGCTAAGGAGTTCAATCTCGAAGACGGTGAGATCGACGGTGTTGTAACGAAAGATGAAGATTTCATTGTCGCTACAATTAAAGGCACTTACGATCAGATTCTCGAAACTGATTTCATCAATATCGAACCGGAACTTCGTAAGTTCATGGTTGAAGAGCTTGATTTTGTACCGTTCGATCAGCGAAAGCTTGCCGAAGAATCAGCAAGCAAGCGCCTTGCCAATGCGACGTATGAAGACTGCATTGCCGCTACTCTGTTTACGGAATTTGACGGCAAAGTGGACGCTTCCGAGTGGAGAGCCAAAGCATGTTCAATGTATAAGGGTATCCATAAGTGCGTCCCCAACCGCATTACGCGCACGTTTGACGCTATGGTGAAGCTGTTCACCCATCCGAATGTCCGTATCCTTATCAAGTGCGAAGATCATCCGGGTGACGAGGTTTACAACATCAATTTGAAAGCGAAGATTAACTGATGGCTACGACACTTAACAGAAAAACGTTTTACGAGGCCATTCAATGCCTCAAAGACAACGTTACGCCTTCTGAACTTGCGGAGGCGTCCACTTATGCGGTGTTCTGCAATAATCGTATTTGTTGCAGTAATGATTCCGTAGGCGTTAGCGTTCCTTTGGTTACGGACGTCAAGAACTGTGCGGTAGAACTGCAACTACTGTACGACTTCATTCGTAAAATGAATGATAAGGAAGTCATTATCGGCATGCAAAATGGGAATCTCAAGATCAAAGGCAAGAATTCCGTAGCCGAGTTTGCGGTGCGTGAAGATATCATTTATGATGAATCTCTTATCCATCTGAACGTGAATGACTTCAAGCGTCTCCCCGAGACGTTTGCGACTGCCTTGAACTTTACAGGATTCGCAACTGATGGCACGAAAGAAGCATACAGCCGCTGCGTAATTCATGACGGAGCAATGTACGCCTTGTCCAATGTACGGGCGGCAAGATTCTTTATGGGAGAAGAAGCGAAAAGTCTATTTGACGGAATGACATTCATTTCTCCTGAGTGTATCGGTTTTGTAAACAAAATGTGTCCGAAGAGGTATTATATCTCTGACGGCTATGTGCATCTCTATGACGACGAAATGCGCATTTACAGCACGAGAACACGTTCAGACGCAAACTTCCCGATCAACGGTGCGGATGAAGCCCTTGAACTGCCTTCGTCATCGGAATTCCGTTTTCCTCCTGATTTCGATCAGGTGCTTGACAGGTGCAATCCTTTCAGCGGGAGGGATGCCAAAGTCAAGAGGGTGACGATCGACATTGAAAAGGGAGTTCTTACCATCCTTGCTAGGCGGGAGGATGGGAGTACGTTCCGTGAGCGGGTTGCGAATGTGCAATGCAAAGAGCACGTAAGATTCACCGTTCTGTTGAAACTGCTTTCCGACATGGTTAAGCTTGTCGAGGTGTTCAGGGTTGATTCAAGCAGGATTGTCGGCACAGCGCCGATGTATACCTGTATGGCTTGTTTGTTTGAGGAATAAAAATGCTCGACCTTCCGCACATTGTACCGGAGTATGAAAACTCTAATTGCTCTGCTTGCAGACTAGATTGTGGTTCACGGCTGCAATTGGCAGGACATGGCCATAAGAAAATTCTGATTGTGTTCGATGCCCAAGACGCAATTCAGCAGACTACAAAAACGTACTTTTGCGGAAGTCGTTACACTTACGTTCGTGATCTGCTGTACAAGTACGGCATTACGACGGATGACATATGGATGACTTCCACCATTCAGTGTTATTCCGAGTACAAAGAAGAGCAACATGCCATTCACTGCAAGCCAAACCTCATCAAGACAATAAAGAGGCTTAAGCCGGTACTCGTGATCGGTTTTGGTGAATTTACAGCTAAGATGCTGCTGTCTTACATCATTGAAGACGGTATTTTCCTTGACCGAGTTCACGGTTGGGTGCATCCTAATCGTGAACTGGGCTGTAACATGATGTTTACGTACACTCCCCATCCGGGTTCGGCAAAGTATAAGACGATCGAGGAGTTCATTATCGAGCGCGACGTACATATGGCTATTAAAAGCCTTGCCAAGCCGCCTGACACGTACACGCCGGAAAACAAGTGTGTACGCCTGCTTGAACCTAAAGAGGCCGCCATGTGGCTGCGAGACCGCATAAATGACAAAACAGAACGGTTTTCCGCTCTTGACTACGAGACTAACTGTCTGAAACCGTATAATCCCGCTGCCAAATTGTACAGTTGTGCGGTATGCGAAGATCGCGATAACTCATATGCGTTTAAGATAGATGATACAACGTATTCTCTTATGCGTGAGTATTGGGCCACAAAGCATATCAGGAAGATAGCACACAACAGTGCGTTTGAACGCATGTGGACTATGGTTAAATTGAAAGTAATGCCAAGAAGACTGATCGCTGATACCATGTTGCTAGCTCATGTTCTTGACAACAGAGACGTAAAGTGGCTGTCGATTAAGTTTATCGGCCCTATGCTTACCGGATGCTCCGTATGGAATGGCCATATCGAATCTTACTTAGAGCCGAGTAAGCAGGATAAGAAGCTGTACGGAGAATATGCCTTGAACAGGGTTGCATCAATACCGATCAGGCAGCTTCTTACATACAACGCAATCGATAGTCTTGTAGAGTTTCGTACATTTTTCAAACTGTATGAAATGCTTAAAAATTTTTACGGTACTTTCCCGATTGAAAGCGAGAGCGAATAATGATTACGCCAACTACAATGGATGCCTTTAAACTTGTGATGATGGGGGAAGAGGCACTTACTCAGGTATCCGTCAATGGATTTAAAATTGACAGGGACTACTACGAGAGACAGAAGCCCGTTATCCAAGAAGAAATCAAGCGTTTACGCACTCAGATACTCACTCAGTCGGAGATCGGAAGATGCTGGCATGAGAGGTATGGGGCTAAGACTAACATCGATTCCAACGATCAGTTGAAAGCCGTACTTGAACACGATATCCATTTCGATAAATTCAAAATCACGGACAAGGGCGGTAAGTCGGCAGATGCTTCCGTCATCGAAAAGCTGCCCTATGAGTTCAGTAATCCATTCAGCCGATATAAGCAGTTCGGCAAAATGTGGGGAAGCCTTATCACTCCCATCATGCTTGGTGCAGACATAAATGGGTTTGTGCACCCAAATATCAATCTTCACACCGTGAGAACTTACCGATCGTCATGCGATTCCCCTAACTTGCAGCAGGTTCCGAAGCATAACAAGTTGATTAAAGAAATCGTAAGAAACGGGTTCATACCTAGAAGTCCCAAGAGGATGCTTGCTGAAATCGACTTGCAGTCTGCTGAGGTTAGTGTTGGCTGCTGTCTGCACCGTGATAAGCAGATGTTGCAATTCCTGCACGACAAGACGATCGACATGCATACATTCGTTGAGAAAGAGTTTTATAAGCTCAATGATGATGAATTGTGTAAGGAGTTGCGATCTTCCGTAAAGGGAAGATTTGTGTTTGCTTCATTTTACGGAGCAGGTGCATCATCGATGGCCGCCTCGCTGTGGGAGTATATAGAAGAATCGAATTTCACACTTCCGACAGGCGAAAAGCTGAAAGACCATATGGCCAAGTTAGGCGTAGTCGACTATGACACCTGTCTCCAGCATACGGAAAGGGTATTCGATTGGTATTGGAATACTCTCTTCAAGGAGTACGGTGCATGGAAAGAAGCCATATGGGATTTGTACAAAAAACAGGGATACTTAGACTACCCAACCGGATTCCGTGTGGTTGCCGCGATGACAAAGACACAGGCTATGAATACGATTATTCAGGGGTCTACGTTTCACCTGCTTCTACTGACGCTTATTGAGTTGCAGAAGCGAATGACTTACTATAAGTTAGAATCAAAAATAGTATGTCAGATTCATGACAGTATCGTTTTGGATTTACTCCCTTCGGAGCAACAGACTGTTTTTGATCTGTATCTTGACAGCCAGGCAGCAGTACGCAAGCGTTGGCCGTGGCTTCTGTATCCGATTACCGCAGATGCGGATATCAGCGAAGTAGGCGGTACATGGGCTCACATGACAAGTTATGGAGAAATTACGCATGCAAGCTGATAACTTTGTACACTCACCGATGACATATACAGGGTCTAAGGATAAACTGTTATCCTTTTTACTTCCCTTATTCCCTGATAATATATGTACGCTGTATGATATGTTTTGTGGTGGACTAGCCATCACACTCAATACAAAAGCGGAAAAATATGTTGCAAATGATATATGCAGGCAGCTGATCTGTATGTATAACCACATGCGCATTGCCCGGACTTCACTGTTTACACATAGTGTAGATGAGGTTATTTCTAGGTATGCCATTGATACTTTAAGTGTGGAATCATACAATAAACTAAGAGATGATTACAACTTTATAGTGGCAACGCGGAGAGAGACTGAGTTTGACAGCGCCGTTATGTTATTTGTGTTAATTGCATATGCATATAACAGCGTTGTACGGTTCAATTCTGATGGGGAATTTAACACCCCTGCTGGTAAACAGAATAACAATCTAAACCCAAAACGTCGTGAGGCACTAAAAGAGTTTATTAACACTATTGTAAATAAGTATGTACTGTTTACGGCTATGCCTTTCAATGAAGCTATGCCGCAAATAGAACACATGGATAAGAACGATTTTGTATACTGCGACCCACCGTACATGCTTACGTCTGCGGAGTACAATAAATTGTGGAGTTACAGTAATGAGTACCTGTTATACTCTACGCTTGACAAACTTAATGCCACAGGAGTGCGGTTCGGGTTATCAAACGTAGTCCGGTACAAAGGGAAGTTTAATCATGTGTTAGCTGACTGGATGAGTAAATACACAGTACATTTTATAAACAAGGACGCTTATGCTGGAAGTTACCGTGTGAAAAGAAAAGAAGATGACATTACACAAGAAGTGTTTGTTTGCAACTACTAAACCAACTGAAAGGGAATAATATGTCACTGTATTTGAAGTATCGCCCGAAAACGTTTGATGAGATTGTCGGGCAGCCGGACGCCGTAAAGCTCATGAAGGCGATTGTTGCTCAGAATCCCGAAGACCGCCCGAAAGTATTTCTCTTTGGCGGGGCTTCCGGCTGCGGCAAGACTACCCTCGCTACTGTATTTGCGAGGGCGATTGGGTGTGATCCTAACCACTCAAACTTTACGGTTATGGATGCGTCAAAAGACCGCAGCATTGACAGGATCAGAGAACTGTGTGACATGATGGGTACGCGGCCGATCGGCAAAGAAGCGCAGGCGCGTATCTTCCTCCTTGACGAGTGTCATCAATTATTGAAGCCCGCGCAAGAAGCACTTCTTAAGAAATGTGAGGATACCCCTCCGCAGACGATTATCATTTTTGCGACTACGGAACCTGACGCTTTGGGCAAGGCTCTGAGGAGCAGGTGTAAGATCATTACGATCAATCCGATGTCAAACAAGTCTATTTACGATAATCTTAACCGGGTTATCAAAGCGGAGGGTATCAAAATTGATGACAAAGACGTTATTAAGATCGCAAGAGCTTCTGACGGGAATACGCGTGTGTCATTACAAATTCTTGAAAACTACATGCTTAATGGCATGAATGCTGACAATGCAATTTCGATGTGCGGAGGCATGGGTGAGGAGCTGAAAGTTGATACGATCGAAATCTGCCGGATCATTGTCGGCAAGAAGCAGAATGAATGGGAAAAAGTAGCCGCTTTTTGCGCAAAGTACAAAGGGCAGGGAGAATCTGCCCGTCAAGCTATTTTAGGTTATTTGCGCTCTTGTATTTTGAAAAGCACAACCATGAAAGATCGGATGCGATTTGCTACGCTGATCGAAGTGTTTTCTGTCCCGCACTATGACTGCTCAGACGCTGCACTTCCTATGCAGATTGCGTTTGCTCTTGAAGTGTGATATGGGTACAAGTACGTCATCGCTTGAAGTTGCCGATGTAGTCGGCAACCTCATTGCACAGATTATTTATGACGCGATATACAATTCACATTCGGATATCGATGATATAAAGAAGTCTGTGAATGCTTTGTTGCAACTCAATCAGGAGGTATTGGAATCGCTGTACCATGTCAAAGAAAACAGATATAAGCGCACTTTACATGTCTGTAAAAGAGTTGAACATTTTATTGCGGGAGCATCGTATAAACCTTGTTGTAGATTTTATACACGAAACTGCTTGCGACGTTTTAGACGACTTGGGCGTGCTGAAACGGATAAACGAGTATGACTATAACGTGTGTAAGAAATTCAGTTATGCTAAATGGCATACGACTGTAAAAAACAACACGGCACATTACTTGCCCATGCTGCCACATCATCTGTATGCTATGTTTTTAGTGTGTAGAAAAATGACCATCGAAGATAAAATTATAGTTATCGAAAATTTTGAACAGACAAGGATATGGAAAAATGTCTATTGAAGTAAAGATTGTGCATTTTATCAAGGGCATCACTGCATCAAATAAGCGGAATGACAAGAGAAACTTCCTGAGTGCGTTTTCGCGTGATGAAGATATCAAGTTGTTTCTCTCGTACATGTATAACCCGTACACTACATTTGGAATCACAGGAAATCAGGCAATTACGCATAACTGCTCAGACTGCAAATGCACTGATATCTTTATGTTGTTTAGGATGCTTGCAGAGCGCAAGCTTACTGGAAATAATGCGCTGTCTGCCGTAAAGTATTATATTGAAACTGCGGCATCCGCAGTTGTCGCATTTCAGCCCGAATATGACTTGACCTCTATTCGAAGTATCTTTGTAGATATCTTTAATCGCAATTTGAAAATCGGGATCGACAGTGCGACTATCAATGAAGTGCTTATAGGCCTGATTCCTGAATTTAAGGTTGCCCTTGCATTCGACATTAATAAAAACGAAAAGTATAGAGATAGGATTTCCAAGGAAGAATATCTCATTTTGCGCAAGCTGGATGGCGTCCGTTGTATCACTATCATTAAGGATCATGACATAAGATTTTTCTCAAGAATTGGTAACGAGTTTACTTCACTCGGCACTCTCAAGCGTGAGTTACAGAACTTTGCCAATTTCCACAGAGACTGCGTACTCGATGGCGAACTGTGCGTAATTGATGACGAGGGAAGAGAAAACTTTAAAGAAGCGGTGTCGCAGATCAAGCGCAAAAATTATGATATGGAAAATGCGCACTATAAAGTCTTCGACTACCTGACTTACCCGGAGTTTATGGGGTGTGTTGAAAGCCCGAAGTATGAAGATAGACTGAACTTCATCAGGAAAAGATTCGAGGGCCTGTCTCCGTCCGTAAGCGTAGTCGGAGCGGTAAGATACACCCCGTATAACTTTACGAAGGCACAGTGCATTGTTGAAAAAAGAGGGTATGAAGGCCTGATTCTCAGGGCGAATCAGCCTTATCTGGCGGGGCGCACTTCCGATCTTTTGAAGGTCAAAAAGTTTGTGAGTGCGGAATACGTCATTGAAGATACGATTGCAACCGAAATGAACATGATGGACATGAATGGGCGCATGGTGCCTGTAAAATGTTTGGGGGCCTTTGTGATTCGCCACAAGGGTAATCCGGTATCAGTCGGCAGCGGGTTCACCGCCGAGCAGCGTATCGAGTTTTTGAAAAATGAAGAGAAGTACGTCGGAAGAACAATTACGGTTAAATATTTTGAAGAGACAACGGACGCGCATGGCGCTGCCAGTTTGCGCTTCCCCATTTTCGTCGGTTTCCGAGATACATTAATTTAGTAATTTTCCGTTTAGGGTACTTGTAAAGTTAAAAACACCTGCTATATTAAGTTAAACCAAAACTAACACAAGGAGGCGGCAATGTCGAGTATTTGCACAAAAGAAGACTACGTACAGTACACAGAAGAGTACGTAAATGCGCTTGGGAAGAGCATGAAAGCAACGGCTGCGTATGAGATCGCCAAGCACAAAACACGCTTGAAACTCTATGCAAAGAAAGCAGCCGGAGAGAAGTACACGGAAGAGCAGATCAGAACGATGTCCATTGTGGAAAATGAGGAGCTGTACATCGAGTATATGAACGCTTCCTGTCGACTGGAAAAAGCACGTTCCGTGCTTGAATGTATGAAAAATATCTACAACAAGGAGGATAAGTGATGGGTAACGCGCAAACTTTTCTTGAAAGGCTGAGAGCCGAACGTGAACGGCGTCTTGCAAAAAACAAAGAAGCGGTCAGCGGAGAATCTCGGGAATTTCTCCTCACCGAAAATCTTCCGGAAGGGAATAAACTGTGGTGGCCTTCCGAAGATACGGAAGTCACGATGCACATTCTCCCCTTTATGGTGGGGAAGAAAGACAACATTGCGGAAGAGGAAGTCGGGCATTTCGCTATTGTGCGGAAAGTGAAAATCCATTTCCTCCCGAATCGGGCGGTAAAGGTGTGTCCGGAAACGTATGGGCATACTTGCCCGCTGTGTGAAAAGTATCGCTCGTATGCCAAAGACGAGCGAAGCAAGAAGGGCAGCCCGGCCACGAAGTACAAAGCAAAGGAACTCGCCCTTTTCAACGCGCTTTTCAGAGTTCCGGGCAAGGACGGAAAGAATCGTCTTGAGGTTCGGGTTGTGCGCGGAGGTGCTTTCGCCGGGTGGGAAAGCATCATGAAAGAGATCAAAGGCGAAGCTGCCATTAAGGCAAATGCACCTTATGCAGACAAGATTTACATGTTTGACGATCTTGTCGATGGGTATTGGATGAATATCCGGTGTAATAAGGCTTCCATTGCTGGCGGGAGCGGCACTGGGGATGCATCGTTCATGCAGTTTACCCGCGTGAATCTTTTGTGGAAAGAGAAGTCTTCCCCGATCCCCGAAGCCATCATTCCCCGCATTGCGGATATCGACATGCTCATCCCTCCCCCGGCTACAGCCGATGAACTTCGGTCGGCCTTTGATATGAAGGATGCCAGCGTCACGGAAGCGGAGGAAGAGGAGTTCGAAAGTCTTGAACTTTCGAACGAGACGCTTGATGAGATTGACTGCGGCCCCAAAAAGAATCCGGAGCCGGAGCCGGAAGCCGAAGAAATCGACGATCTCGAAGAGATGGAGGAAGAAGTGAAGGGAGAGGTTGAAGAGGAGCCCGAGCCCGAGCCTGAGCCGAAAAAGAAAGCAGAAGTCAAGCGCAAACCCGCCAAGAAGGTCGAGCCGGAGCCGGAACCCGAGCCGGAGCCGGAAGTCGAAGAAGCCAAATCCGAAGATTCGGAAGAATCTGATGATAGTGACCCCTTTGGCGATGACGAGTTTGATTTGTAATCAATAACTTATAGGGGAGGTGTTCCCTCCCCTATTGAGGTTTGATAATGGAGATCGGCTACAAACGTACGGTCAGAGTAAGAGCTTACGAATGTATTACGATGGAAGTCACCGCAGAGGTTGACGAATTCGATTTTACAGAGCTTAAGCAGAAACTCGACAAGGAAATCGAAGAACATGCCGCATACTTAAAGGTAAAGGGAAGCGGCGTGTGTGACGAAGACGAAGAACATGCTATTTACGAAGAATGAAAAGACACAGAAAAGAGGTAGACGATATCTACCACGTTGAGCTTGATCTCAATCAAGTTAATCCCTCTATGTCAGTTGACGATTTGAGGGAGGTTGCACTTCGTAATAACGTGTACCTAAAGTATAAGCGGGATTCGGGACTTACCGACGAAGCTTGGGTGAGGGCTCTTTCCATCAAAAATGAAAGGGAGCGTGCATATTCGAACCTTACAACTATGGTTCCGAATACCATACTTAACAAGGCGCGAATCGTGTCGCTCTCAGTTAAAAAACTTGTTTCGACACTACATAACAGAGGATTATAAACATGAAGAAAATCGAAGCTCCTGAAAATGCGGCAAAACTTCTCGTTGATGTTCGTGGTGTTCTTTATGGTGCCTTCTTTTGGGCGCGAAAAACTTACAATATGGAGAACACGAAAGAGTTTCACGGAGCTATTCTGTACAGATTCTTTCAGAAGCTGAAATATGCGCATTACTACGCAAATACGAATCGCATTTATTTCTGCCTCGATTCAAAAGAATCGAAACGCAAGGAACTTTACCCTGAGTACAAAGCGAATCGCATCAAAAATGAAGACCTGATTGCCTGCTTTCCGTTTTTTGAAAAAATACAGAATACCATTCTCCCCGGAATGGGATTCAACAACGTAGTTCAGTACGAAGGTCTCGAAGCTGATGACATTATCGCCTCTATCTGCATCAATGAAAAGAAGCTCCCTGTTGTAATTTACTCTGAGGACGCTGACCTGTATCAGTGTCTTAAAGGCAACGTCACGATCCTCAGCCCGAGCCACTCATCTGATAAATTTCCGTCTTTGATGACGGTATTGAAGTTTCAGAAAATTTTTGAGCTCGATCCGTCCATGTGGGTTGAAGTGAAGGCTATTGCAGGGTGTGCGACAGACAACGTTAAACTCTTGAAGGGGATCGGTGAGACTACCGCTATCAAGTATCTGAAAGGCGAACTCAAGGGCGGGATGAAAAAGGCCCTGATCGACGTCAGTCCTGATGTTATCGCGTTTACAAGAAAGCTCGTTGAGCTGCCGTTCGGTGGCGAAGTTCTTGATATCAAGTATAAGCCCGATGACTTCAACAAGGAATACTTTGCAAAAGTGATCCAAGAATATGGTTTGGCTTCTATGGCCACTGATTCTTTTTGGAACGATTTCTTTGGGTGGGGTGCATAATGGTTTTTATCGGGATTGATCCGGGAAAAACAGGAAGCATTACCGTGCTGGACGAGAAGGAAGGCACGGTAAATATCACATCAATGCCTAAAACGATTGCAGAAATGCAAGACGTGTTTGATTCTATTTGCAGTAATCGGAATATGAATGAACTCTATGCCGTACTGGAACAGGTTCATTCTATGCCGGGGCAGGGGGTTGCTTCATGCTTTACGTTCGGTAAAGCCTATGGGTGGCTTCAAGCCATGCTTGCCGCACATCATATTAAGACGATCGAGATTACCCCCCAAAAATGGATGAAACTGATCGGTGCCTTGCCGAAAGACAAGCACGCCCGTAAAGTCGCAATTCAGGATTGGGTACAAAAACGGATCGGCAGGGCCTGCGGTCTTGGGGTTGCCGATGGGGTTGCACTTGCTATTTTATGTAAAGAGATTTGGAGGTTGAAATGAACTACGTCCCTAAACTTGGAAGATACATTGCAGAGCACGATATCGACCTTCGTCACACCGCAAAGCGTTTGCATATTTCGCTGAATGCGGCGCGGCGCTATGCCTATGAAACAGGCACAACACGGATGTTTGCTGCTATGGCTTGGGCTTATGCGCTGAATTGCACGCCTGAGGATTTGCTCGAAACAAAAGAAACTGGTGATGCGTTGCAGTGGAAAGACAAGAAATAAAATCCATCGAGCTTGTCAACATCCAAAAGCACAAGCACATCACATTGTCGCTTTCCGGTATCAACGTATTAATCGGAGAGACGGAAAGCGGCAAAACGTCAATTTTACGCGGTATTCTGTGGAACATCCTCAACAATACGTCTGGCGAAAAGCTCCTCAATAACGATGGCGCAAAGGCCTGCTCTGTGACCATTACATGCGGTGACGATGTAGTGTCTCGGAACTGGAGTAAAACGGAAAACACTTACGCATTAAACGGCAAGAAGTTTTCCGCTATCAGAACGTCTGTTCCGGATGAAGTAAGTAAGCTGTATGCCGTCGATTCCGTAAACATACAGCGCAGACGCGACGTGCCGTTTATGGTGTACTATAAGGACACTGAGTGCGCTAAACAGTTTGGGGATATGCTGGACGTATCGGAAATCGATCAAACGATCGGGGCCAGTAATGCCCATGTACGCGAACTTAAAACGGAATGTGACGCCCTGAGCGCCGCGGTATCAAGCGGTGAAAAGGAGCTTGAAGAGCTTTCGTTTATCGATGAAGCTGCTGAATCGTTTTCTGCAATCAAAGAATTAGTAGTGTCTGCTGATTCTGAGGAAAGAAAACAGGAACGTTTTGGGGTTTTATCCGAGAAACTCACGCAAGCCGCCGAGTACACAAACAAGTACATCGCGCTTGGTGACGCACTTAAACAGTTTACTGCGCTTGACAAGTTCAGCGAAGATATAACCTGTATTCAGGGGCAGTTGGAAACCTATATAACTTTGCATACTTCTCTAATGAGTACGAAGAAGCTGTTTGATAAGTACACTAAGTATGATGAAGCTTATCATCTATTAATGTACTTTAATAATGATGCATCTGTACTTAGGGAAATTATTGCAGGGGGCAAAGAGCTTTCTGCTCTGAAAAATGAGCTTGTATCTTTAGACTGCTCTAAATTTGAAAATTTAGACGAATCCATTAAGGAGCTGAATCAGATCACCAACTCTGCCGAGGAGATCGGTGCTATTGAAAATAAGGTTCATTCTTTATTTTTACTTTCAACGGACTACGTACAGGCGCAGACAGACAAAACGAAAAAAGAAGATCGGTACAGTGCTCTTCAACGGAAATTCAAGTCAGAAATGCCGAAAGTATGCCCGCTGTGTAATCAACCGATAGAGGTGCATGAATGAAAATACTTGCCATAGCGGATATGCACTTGACGGAGCACAGGCCGGTATGCCGCTCTGAAAATGAAAACTGGATTCAAGTAATTGATGAAAAATTCAATCAAATCAGAGACATGGCAGAAGGATTCTGCGCAGATCAAATCGTCATAGCAGGTGATGTTTTTGACGTTCCGGCAAGAAATACAAACTGGTTCATGTGTCAGTGCATTACATGGTTTGATATGCTGAAAACCGTTTGCCCGGTGAATGCAATTCCCGGAAATCATGATTTGATTATGGGGGATCAGGACAGCATTTACAGTACAAGCTTCGGCATACTCGAACAGGCAGGATGCATCTCTATCCCTGAGAATTTAGGGATTATCCCTTACGGAGAAACTAGAATTCAAGGGGAAACTAAGGCAGTTGTTGCCCATCAGGGACTATGGCTGAAAGAAAAACCGTTTGAAGGGGCTTCTGACAGCGGAAATGTGCATACTTGGGTGAAAGAGCATTTGCCGGAAGAGTGCAGACTTCTGATTACAGGACATTTTCACGTTCCGTTCTGTTGCAAGTCTGGAAACACTGCGGTTATTAACTGCGGAAGTATGTTCCGTCTACGGGCCGATCAGGTAGACTACCAGCCCGGAATGTGGTTGATTGACTACGATCAAAAGTCAGATTCCGTAAAAGTAAAACGAATGCCGTTTATCCTCACAAACCAAATCAGGAGAGACTACATTGAAGAAGCAGAAGAAAAAAAGAGACTTGAATCTCTGGTGGGTTCTGTTGAAGGAGACTTTGAATTGTCGCTCAATTTCAAAGATAACTTTTACAACCTCACGTCTGAAATTGACAATCGAGAAGAAATAATCAAAGAGTTTGAAAGGTGTACTAAATGAATGTAGCGGAAGAACTTTGTGATCTCAAACGTGCGTTGGAGACGGCAAAAGAGAATCGTGATCGTGCTCAAGGAAAACTTGAAGTGTTGCACAAGCAGCTTGAAGAGTATGGATTCACTTCCATTGAAGAACTTCAAAACGCCATCTCTGAGTTGAAATTGTCATACGAAAAGAAGAAAGTTGAGATTCAGGAGAAGATCAATGATTTCAAAAGAAAATATGGGGATATGCTCAACGATTGAGCAGTCACTACAAAATAAGATTGCATATAAAAATGTAATCATTAAACAGTTGGATGCCAAGAAAGCTCAATACGCTAAACTGAAACATGAACTGGAAGTTGCGACAAGTACTCAAGCGCTGATTCAGGAAGCCGCACAACTTACACTATCCAGCATTTCGGTCAAGATAGATACCATCGTAACTAAGGTTATTCAGACGGTGTTTTCGAAGCCGTATAAATTCCATTTGGAGTTCAGAATCCTGTATGGGAAACTCGCTACGGATATGTATCTTGAGAGAGACGGAAAGCGCTATGATCCGAAATCAGATAACGGTGACGGCATGGTAGATATCGTAGCGCTGGCACTGAGGGTTGCAGTAATCTGCCTGGATAAGCGAAACTTGAGAAGGATTCTTATTCTTGATGAGCCTTGCGGAGCACTGTCCGTAAACTTCCAAGAGTACCTTGGAAAGATGTTGGAGTATTTTAGAGAAAAATTGAACTTTCAAATTTTTATGATTGCGGCACATGGTTCAAATTTGAATATCGAATCCGCAAAATATTTTGATGTTCAGAATTTCATTGAGAATGGAGAATACTAATAAAGGGGGCCGAGTGGCCCCCTTTATCATTACACTCCGGTGACAAAGAACTTACGTGTAAACTTATCGTAAGTAATCACGTAAGTCACGTCAGCGGTCAGAGAAGTAGCGGTAAGCTGCGCCCCCGTAACTCCCGAATACAGCGGAGCGGAAGAACCGCAACACGTAGCGAGAAACACGAGGTTCGATGCCGTAGGGCTGATAATCGGAATATTAACCCGAAAAAGCTCATTCCGGCACAGATTGCACATTCTTGCATTGATTCCAACGTTCATAGACGTATCGGAAACGGAAACCGAAGCCTTATACACCCAATTACCGTTGCAGTCTCGATACTCATTACTGCAAAGACAGTTGCAAGCCATAGTATCACCTCCTTCCATTGAGGATGGGATTAGTTGCAACCGCAACCGCACGAGGGATACGACTTCACGCCACAGCCTGTAACGATGCTGTTAAGGGTATTGTTGACCTGCGAAAGCTGATTGTTGGTCTGGCAGCCCACGGCATTGACGATCGCCTGAGTGCGGAGAGCCTGAATCTCATTCGCCTGATCGGTGATCTTCTGCTGATTGATAGCGGCAAACCCTTCACGGATAAGCTGCGCATTCGCATTGGTCTGCTGAGCGATGAAGTTGAGTCCGGCGCGATTCTCACCAGTATATTCGCCTTGCTGGAAACAGGTCTGACAGCCGCCGCCTTGCATCGCATTGCCACAGCTTCCAAATCCATTTCCGAAAGCGTTGTTTTTACCAACGAGATAGCCGCCGATACCACCGATTACAGCGCCCCAAAGCGGCCCCCAACCGTTACCCGTGTTGTTTGTGACTGTTTCGTACATAATCCGTACTCCTTATTGCGCTTTATTACTATCTGAATCAGAGCTTGCGCCAGCTTCCGATTCAGCCCACGGCGGCTTACCGCCGACCGTGGTACGTTCAACTTTAGGCATCCCATTAGTTTCTTCCGGCTCTTCCGGGATAAGTCCGGCAGCTTTCGCTTTCGGAATGAATCTTTCAGCCACGTTGTCAGACAGAACTTTCAGCTTTTCGACAGTGGTATCCTTCCATCCCCTGTTCTTTCTGAACGAAATACATACGTCCATAAGGGAGTAGCCGGAAAGACTGGCGGCGGCAATTTCAGATTCCCAATCTGCAAATCCAAGAGCAAGCCCCCCCTGATAATACCTATCAAACATTGCTTGCTGTTCTGCCGCTTTATTGACAAGTCCGGGGCCGTTGTTGACGGTATCGATAAATGTGTTGAAAGATTTGATAACATGATCTGCCGGTTGTCTGAATATGGATTCAATCTTAGCTTTTGTGCTAGGATTATTCATAATGAAAGGCATAATCAAATCTTGAAGATTCATTACTCTTCCTCCATGAGATCATGCGCAAAACTGGAAGTCTGAAACTCCATAGCTTCGTAGATCACTTCGGCGAAAGTAACCCAATCACCGGTGACAACGGCTCTACGGATGGCATGAGCGATTTCGTCTTTCACTTGATCTTCCGTTTTCGGTTTGAAATCGAGGCAGAACACGTTTCTCAAGTTTTCACGGGCCTTATCATGCATCTCTTCAATGTATTCGGATGCCTTGTCGCACATGTGGGAATACGACCGCATATGATGCTTAGCGATCAGTTCAATATCCGCGCAGTGGAGTTCGACCTCTTTTCCGTCATGCAGCTTAAATTTTACGAGTTCCATATAACCACCTCAAAGTATTACATCTAACGAGTGAATTCCCGTTGACTGGTGATACATTATTGCAATCGTAATTGTAATGCAAAATAAAAAGAACATGACTATTGAAAATATCAATAGTCATGTTTAAAGGAATTTAAAATCGAGAGAATGTCTCGAAAAGCTGTTTTATCGAATTTTAGAGACTTGTCCGGGTACACCTCATGGCGCAACCACAGCCTCCTGCGGCAATGATTGCATACTTGATTTGCGTTCATCTCCTCTTTCGGGAAGTATTTACCGCAACCACCTCTACAACGTACTCCCCTGTTACACTCCTCTTTATGTTTGGCTTGTTTAAAGATGTAATCATGTAAGCATACCAGTGTAGCGTAATCGTAATGGTAAATCGGTCTACCAAACGCGGTCTTAGTTGTGAACACCGGATCGATCTCAAGTTTCGAAAGCAGCCACCTAAGCGTTTTATCCGGTAATCCGGTTATTTTCATAAGCTGTTTTCGGGTATAAGTTTCCATGTAAAATAACCTAAAATCGTGTCACTGTGATGTCACTGTGATGTCACTGTGATGTCACAGTGACATTAATTTCGACTCCTAGACAGGGTTTGCCGCGCGTTGTCGTAGGCGCGTTTGGCATTATCTGCGGTGGTTTGCATTTCTTTCATCTGTGACGTGAACTCGGAAAGTTCTCTTTGAGTAGACGCAAGATCACGATTCAAGATCAAAACCAAGATAAATGCGATTAGGGCTAAAGTACTTGTCAAGAGGTGGAAGGCGCTGCTTGCGATAAACAAAATCATGATAACCGTTTTGTTTGAAACCACTTGTTTATCAACGCTGTGCTGGATGTGCTCTTTGAATGCTTCCCAATCATTCATCTGTTCGATGTCAGACTTCAATGGATTATTTTGGAGCATACTCATTTCCTTATTTAGTAGTTGTGCGGTCACATACAGAGTGAATCCACTTAATTACTTCCTGTGTATCAAACGGTTTAATGCCGTCTGCGTCAATGTACGCAATCGGCCGTTTCCGATAATAGGTAAACGGAAATTTGTTGTGCAAGTGCAAAACCCTTCCCGGGTACATTGCCGCGGCCATACAGAGGGTTCCGGAGTTTACCCCGATGAATGCTTGGCATTGCTGTAAAACGCCTGTAAACGCTGTTACAGACGGTTCTACACCGCGCGTAGAGCAGTTTACAAAGTCATACGGTTCATTCTTGACATTATACTGCATGTGCCGGAAATACACTTCGATCGGAACTTTACCGCAGGATTGAATAGCCTGCCACACTTGTTTAGCAACGTGGTACGGGATATTATAATTTGAGTTGCTGTTGCACATAAAAGATACCCCGATAAACGGAGACTGTACTTTAGGCGGTTGCCATGTGAAATCCAAACTCAAATCAAAATCAATTCCAAGCTCATGAATGCAGCAGCACTCCGGTTTGGAATACTTTTGAAATCTATAATCAGTTGGAGTTTCGTGAAATACGATTACAAATACATAGTCATAGTATGCCTGCTCTTTTGGCTGCGGAAAGATATCAGTTCTTCCTTCAGCCCATTCAACTGCAATTTCACTCTGTGGGTACTGATTTTGAAGCCGCAAAAGGAGCGGCATAAACATAACATCATCCCCAAGACCATGAGGAAAGTAAAGAAGGGCTTTGCATCCTTCTTTAAGATACTCCGCTACTTTCTTTTTACTAAAATCTCTAATTATAATCATAATCAGTGTTGTTTAATAAACAAATGAAATTGCATACACGAAATTTTACCTAAATGGATAATCGAAAATCCACATTTTTCTGCAATACATCTCAGCGTATTTTTTGAATACAGCATTACGTGTCCAACCCTCGGACACGTATAGTAATTCGTCTTCACCTCCATCATATCATCAGTCACATCAGTACTGACAAGTACTGCACCTCCAAGATAAAGCATATTACTGAACTTTTTAAATGTCTCAACAATATTGTAATCGTGTTCAATCACTTCTGTACAGGTTATCAGCTCATATTTATCGCGAAGTGGCTCTGCGTTTACAGAGTAGTATGGATCATAGCCATACACTCTTGAAAATCCATCTTTACGCAATCTATCGATCCAAAATCCATTACCGCATCCGTAGTCCAAAATGTAAGCACCGGAGCATAGATAATAGTTGAACATTGTATGCATTAAATTATACATACAGGTAGGTCTATTTCCATGTTCATTGATAATATCAGAATCATACTTTGCGTATGCCTCATTGTAAACATGTTCTTTAAACTCTGAAGTGCCCCAATTACGTTGAGTTTCTGAGAAATAAAGACCACACTCACTACAATGCCTGTAATCGATAGTAGGGCTGAAGTCAGACCCATCAAGGTTGATTTTCCCATTCCTGAAAGGAACTGTAAACACAAAATCGGAGCTGTATCCGCAGACTGGACACAAGGTGGTATTTGTAGTCATTGTTTACTATCTAATTTGGTTTCTATTCGATTTAAGGATGCCCTGAATTCCATACACTTATCTTTACAGTCTGATCGTAGCATGTAATCTTCTCTGGTATCATGCAACAAATCAGCAATCTCTTTTACTGAGGCAGTAAGTTCTTTAAGATTTGGACGGTAGACAAACGCAGCAATCCCCCATACCGCGCCGACAATTCCAACAATATAAGAGATCGATTCAAGCATTAAGCGCGTTCCTCCGTTTTAATTTTTAATATAGCGCGCTTATTCGTAAATGCAAGTAATTTTATAAAATTAGCATGGGAAACCTATAAGGTTTCCCATTTATTTTACTATTCTACGGAAGGTGTAGGATTGGAAATTTGGCTGTTATCTGTTGTATTCTTGAGCAAATCAACTCGATACTGCCAATAGAGTTTCATGACTTCGATATAGGAGGCTGCGGCTTCCGGGGAATTTTCGGAAAGGTCGACCAGATAGCCGGTGATCTGCGGGCCGACGTCGCGGCGCAGGCGTTTCACGCCTTTGATGTTTCCGGTACTGTCGTCGACCGAAACGCCGTTGTCGGCATCGATTTCGACATCCCAGCTTGCGTTCTCCCGGCTGACGTCGATGACGTTCAGGCCGTCCGTGTAGCTGGCATTAGCCGTTGCGTTCTGCGGATCAATCCCGAGATTGACACGGGTCCCGAGCGTGAAGGCTCCTGTGTTGTGGCTGCATCCCGGCAGCAGCAGCGCGGCGGCGATGACGGTGATGGTGATAAGAATTGTCTGTTTCATTGTTTCCGGTCTCCTTTATTTAATGATCGCGGCGGTTGTCGCCGCGATTGCCACGATGGTGGTCGCACGCTTTGTACGACACTTTATGTTTGTCGATCTTGTTGATTTTCCGGAGCATCTGGTTCTGCCCTTTTCGATGCGTTTCTGCACCCGCAGCCGTCCGAGCAAAAGCGGGCCTACGACTGCAAAGATTTTCCGACGGCTTCAAGATGCTCCATTGGCCGCCTCCTTGTACTTCCACGCCCAGCCGCCGAATTCGCGCAGGATCGCGTGAAACTTCCGCATCTGTTTGCGAACCCAATAGCGGCGCGGATCGTACCAGCCGTAGCGGTAATTCGCCAGCTTCAGGCCGTTTTCAAGCATCTCGTCGTCAGCGTCCTTGCGTTCCGCTTCCGTACCGCCGAGCGCGCAGCGGATGTCGTGGATATCGGCGGCAAGAACAAGGGTCGGGTTCAATCCGCTGATCACCTCCCGCAGCCATTCAGGCATCCAGTCCGCGCCGATGCCGTTGCAGACGCGACAGGCGCGTTCGCGGTCAAGCAGCAGTTCCGCGCCGGAAAGTTTCGCCGCTTTCGCAAGCGCAATTTTCTCTTCAATTTCATTCAGACTGTACATCCGTAACCTCCTGTTCCGCTTGTGTCTCTGCCAATTCATCCATTTTCGCCCGGACTGCTTCGATGGTCAGATCGAACGCGGCGAGCCAAACCGGAACGCGCGAATCCTTTAGGTCGATCTGCCCACCGGGAGCGGCGTCGGAGGTCAGCAGCGCCAGTCCCGCGATGCCCTGCTTGAAGGTATCCGGGTTCTGTAGCGCCGCCGCCAGCTGATCCGCTGGAATCAGCGCATAGAGCGCGTTGATGAACGCTTCCTTATCCACCCATTCTTCCGTCGGTTCCGGCTCGGGAAGTTCGATGATCTCGCCGTCCACGATGTCCAGACGCGAAAGCGGCAGCGTGCTATCACAGCGCAGGTAGCCGTGTGCGGCGTAGTATTCCGCGCCGCGATAGGGCGGGATGGGCGACTCCTCGACGTATCCGTTGATTTTTCGTATGTATCTCATTGGTTCCTCCAAAGTTATGCTTGTTTCGGCGTCAGCGCCGCGATTTCGGCGGCGGAAAGCGCACGGTCGAACAGCAGACACGAATGAATTTTTCCGTAATAGTTACTCCACAAACCATTGCGATTATCCATCAGCGCGAATGAATCGGGACAGGCATAACCATCCATTTTCGGAATCCCGTTAACAATTTCTGATTTAAGCAGAACTCCGCAATGATAAATGGAAAGTCTGGTTTTATCATCCATCAGCTCGACAACAGCGACAACGGAGTTACGTCCGGCCAGATGGCCGGGGAGGATTGCCTCCGACAGATGTCTGGCGCCTGCAATATCTACGCTGACTTCGAGTCGATATTCAAGCGTATCTACATTGAGCTGCTTATTGTAATTGACGGCAAGCGGAGACGGGATACTTCCTTTCGACGCCCCTTGTCCGGCAAGTTCTTGTTTACAATAATTAACGGATTCATTTTCCAAAGCCGCCGCGTCAAATTCAACGAACAATGTGTAATCTGAAATTTTTCCGCGCAAATCCAGCGCGGTATCGACCCTCGCCGGTCGCGTTTCGTCCGCCGCCTCGAACGCCCCCCGGTTGGTGCGGACGTTCGTTTTCGTGATGAGCCGCACCCGCTCCGCTTCGGACGGATAGCTCCAGACGGTGCGGCCGGAGGTCAGGCTTTTCCAGTACGTTTCGAAGATGACGCCGTCGAAATCGGAGACCGGAGCCGTTGTTGAATAAACCGCAATTTTCTTCGTTCCAGCCGAAGAAGTTGCCACAACTTCACCGTCAAATTCGACAGTGACGAACAGGCCGACGCGCTGAATACGGATCGTGTGTTCTCCAAGCTGCCGAATGCGGTCCAGCGGAATCATAAAGGCACCCACGTCCGTCAGGCGGATGACGCTGTAATTGCCGCCCGTACCGTCACCGGCAAAAGCAATATTGATGCTGCCGTTCTGCGAATTGTGATAGAAAATCTGGCTGATCGCCGAGCCTTCCGGATAACCGTCCAGCCGGTAGCGGATGAAAAATTCACAGTCATCCTCCCCAATCGAAGGGGCGGTTGTTTCTTCATCCCGCCACGCCTCCGGCTCCTCCGCGAAGTTGCGCGGAACGGGCGACGGCCACGGATTCGACGTGTCGTTCAGATCGGAGTATGCTGCCTGCCAGACGGCCGTTCCCGTCGAATCGTCGGTCAGGGAAACCGCGTGAAGCGTCACCGGGGCGGAGGTCGTCACCACCCGGTTGTAAGCGGACGACTCCACACGTTCGCCGCTCTGCTCGTACACCGGGCCGTCCACCGTAACCCGTAACGTGGCGCCCTCGACGGCCAGGGTGACTTCATGCCGCCCGGCCAGCGAAGACGCAAACGGAGCGTACACGAACACCCCGCCGTTGAACGAGTAACTTCCGAATACAAACCGGCAACCGCGGGCGTCCTTGTCCAATGCAAAGGAGATTCTTCCGTTGCTCTGGTACATGATCCAATAGCTGCCGTTTTCGAAATCGTCGGCAACCGTGAAGTCGAACGTAAAGTGATAATCGCTCGTCCAGGGGAGCGACGAATACATGGCGGCCTGTAGCGCATCCCACCGGTATCCCTCGCTGAAGTCGCGCGGCATCGCCGGGCGCAGACGGCTCCACCAGGAGCCGCCCCGGTCGGGCGTCAGGCAGAGCAGGCAGGACGGATCCTGCGCGGCGTCGGTGATCGGGTCTCTCATGGCTGCACCTCCAGAATGACGCTGAGGACGACCGCCGTGACGGGAGTGTTCCCGGAATCTACGAGGGTGTCGCGTGCGTCGTCAGTGTCGCGCCGGAGCGCAAGCGTCCCGGAGGCGACTTCGAGTGCGAATTCCGCCACGGCCGGAGCCGCTCCGACTGCAACGACGAACGAGGTGCCGGAGAGCTCGGAGCCGTTCACGACCGGCACGAGGACGATGTTTCCGGTCACGCCGGAATCGATGCTGACCGTCTCGAGCGAAACGCGCCGGAGACTCCGCACTCTCCCCCGGAAGCTCAGCTGCCGGAACGCCGTATCGAGATACCGGCAGTCGCCCCACGTCTCATCCGCCACCGCCATCTCCGTCACAGGGTCTGCGATGATCGTAGGGCCTGTCTCTCCGCGCAGCGGGATCGCCGCAGACCAGTCTGCCGATGTCGCCGAGTTCTTGACATAGAAATTCCCCTCGTCAGTGGCGAAAAAGACGAAACCCTCTGCCTCCGCGTCATACTGCGCCCGTTCCGAAACCGGCCCCGAAGCATCAAATGCCAGTCCGTTGCCCGGATCACCCTTGATGTTGATAGGTGTAGGATTAGGCAAGTCCCCATCGTTTATCCACGAAATAACACCGTCAGAACTTACACTGGGGGTGTATATAAATCCACGTGCGACGGCGTACCCGGAGCTCCAATCAGCCCCGATATTGGCAATTCTTTCACGGTAATAGTTATCATGATCCTCAGATTGAGAATCAAACCACGTAATACCATCTTCACTCCACTGACGCTCCAGCGGATTGCGAAAATAGGAATTGATAAATGCAATCGCTTCAGTGCCTGTAGGGGGAACCACTTGTGCAGAACTCCAATCACGGATTGTATTTTTAGCAATAAACGGTATCCATGCAATTGTTGAAGGATTTGACAATCCTTGCATATACTGCTTGACATTGATGTATACGCCCGTATTGATGCTTACTTTGTCCGTTGTAACTTCTTTAAACTTAACGGTATCGGAATTTATCCTTATAGAAAGTTGTCCGGATGCAAAATCCGCTGTCCCACCGTCAACCCAGTCACCCTCGATATTAAACATATTGGAAGTAGGGTCTGCTTCGTCAAACGGAATGACAGACTGAAGAGATTTTGCCATCAGATAGTCGTCATCATCAAAGTTGTTATCAGCGACAAACACAAATGAAGTATCTGTGTCAAATGAAATCGGAGTGAATGTAACAGCTCCAGCTTCGTCCATCTGACGCTCACCGAACTGAATGCACAGGATTTGCCACTGGCCACGCTCAATATTGATATAGTCAGAGGATTTCGTGACAAAAGCCCCGTCTGCATACACCTGAGCGCGCGTATTTATGTCAATGTATGTAAGGGTCTTTTGCATATATGTCACCTCGTTTTAGCATAATATACTCCGATACTTTCAAATTTCAATCACTAAACAAAGGATATATCTACAATATCAGAATTATAGTCTTTTCCTGTAAACGTAAGTAAACTACCAGAAGACGCACCCCCGACGCCTTCTCCTGCGATCCCGGCAGTCTCTGTCCAGTTCATCCATGTAAATGCTGCGCTGCCATCGCCTCCACGTCTTGCATACACATTTGAATTATCTATACCGTTTCTACCAATCACCCTGTAACCATTGCCACCGCCCCCACCAGACGGATAGCCGCAAGTTATAGTTCCCGGTTTTTGCAATCTGACACGTAACCCAAATTGATGTTCCGGGCTGATAGCTGTTGCATAACCCCTGACGGTAGTCATAGTGAACCACCAACGACTGGAGTATATAGACCCACCCACAGACCAGTTATAGCCGTAAACTTCTCCTTGTGAAATAAGAGTTTCCAGATTTTCACCATCTGGAAGTTGTGCAATACCTCCCTGTGTTATCTGCACAGTAGTGTCACTTGCGTTCTTTATTTTTAAATCAAATACAGGAGGATCAAGCTCAAAGTTGTTGAATCCATTTTTGTATGGGCCGTATGTACATGTATTGTGCATAGTGATACTATTATTATAAGACTGACCTATACTTGTGGTCATGCTAGCAAGCCTAACCAAATTTCCTGTTCCATTATGTATAACATTTAAGTTTATGTTACTATTTTTAACATAAACTGCCTCAAACCACAGTGAACTATCGACAGTGCCACCCTCCCTGTCGTGATTGCGCGTACCATACTCATTAGATGAGGTATACTTACCTCCCTTTCCGGCTCTTACATTGCTTAAGTCTAAGTTTAGATTAAATGTACAGGCGTTTACGTAATTTCCGAAGTCCAAAGACAACCCAAGACCATAGACGCCACCGCCATTTCCACACCCTCCATCAGAGTAAGAAGAGGAAGCTAAACCGTTACCGCCATCACCTCCCCTGCAAGATGGGGCATACGTTACGTCAATTACACATCCATACATCTTTTGGGGGGAAAGATGGATAGCTTCTGAACCACCAGTAATACCACCCGATGAGTAGCCGCCATCAACCCCGTCTCCACCACTTCCGGGGTTTCCATAATGCAAATCGAAGGTACAGGAATCGTATGCATCAGCACGTAGCCGTATTATACCCGCATCCCCTCCAGCACCACCATTAACCCCGCTTGCTCCGGATGCACCGTTTCCTCCGTTTCCAGTAGTGATGTCAAGATGGCACTTATACAGATAATTATAACGGCCTGAAAAAAGAGTGAGCCACGGGGTATCACCTTCAACTATATCAGAACCGCTCTTGTAAATAGTTTTGTGTTTTGGAGCTGTACCCTCTTCACCACTCTCTGTACCATCTGTTCCGTTATGTTGTACCACCGTAAATGTGCATGTATGAAATACAACCCCTCCCAAGCAAATACAGGCAGCAGTCAGATTTGAGCGGTCGTAGATCAAAGGCACGGCTTCGCTGGTTTCATACCGGAATGTACAGTTATGGATAACCAAGTAGTTATAAAAATCAGCTACCGCATTATCTAACTGATTATACACCATGTAGTCAACTACACCACGCACCAGTACATGAACCACTTGCCGCTGTGACACGGTTGTGTAATGGATTAAGGGATCATGCAACATATCATTCAACGAGGCGTAAGCTGTTTCCCACGACAAGCCATTTCCGCTGACAGCCTTTGAATGGTCTACGTATACGGTGTTTCCGATACAGTTAATAGTTGGTATCTCATTGGTACTAAGGCTAAAGTACGCAGGTACTCCACGGCTGTACCCTATGGCCTTTGTCATTCTAGGGTATCCGACAACAACCCCCTTATTATATGTTCCCGGATTGTAGATCGACCCTCTACGGGTTAAGGCCCCGGCAGGGCCATTAACAGCTAGCGATCCACGTTTTGTCATGTTTGCAAACATACTTAACTCTCTATGAACGATTCATCAAACAGTACACTTTGAATGGTATCAACTGTTGTACTTGTCCATTTTATATCTATTACACCGGAAGTATGGCCTGTGATGTCAGAAACGGCATCATATTGCGACTGCATACCCGAAGAAGAGCTTGAAATTACAATTTCTGATGAGGATATTGGTACAGTTGAACCAGCAGCATATTGCGGAGCTTTCCATCCGACAAATACGGGAAGCGTGTACGGTGTGTTGGACACAAATATCCCTGATGGATTTGCAGTTCCGGCTATGTAGCCATTCACCATGTAATTTCCCGAACTCAACTGCACTGACCCGTTTGGATTACATAGATATTTGTAATCAGAGCCTGTACTAGACGTAATAGGCGGCCCCGGAAGGGTACACCACGGCCCAATATATGTAGGGCCGATATCAACAGGGGTGTTTTGCTTTAGAAGCTGTGTAGCTTTGAGTGTTTTTGTACTCTCATCCCACGTGTAATACCCTATCTGGATTACACTCCCATTGACGCCTCTGACATAGGGTGTACTATTCTCCAAAACGTATACGGCAGGAGTTTTTGTAACATCCATCACCAAAAACACGTAACGAGTTCCTGGAGTTTTTGACAGCGTATACGATGACACGTAGAACAGATCACCATTACCGAATCGGCACTTGCCGGAAGTTCCAGATTTTGGATCATTGGCGTCAACAACTACAATAAACGGAACATTCGACTTTGTGCCGTCTTCATTTTCAACTTCACGGATTTCAGTTGTAATCGTAAACTGATACTTCTCTCCCGTCGCGGCAGCTTTAGGGGTTTCCGTTTGCGGCAGAGAAGAAGCAATGCCATTCGGTGACGCAGGTTTCGGTTTTACATAAGCCTGAATCCCGGTTGAAGTTCTGCGCCATGTGACATCTGTTGAATCGACAGGTTGCAGAGCCACAAGCTCTTTGTAGATCATACCCAAGACATGACCTAATCCTTGTGTGTAGGTAGTTGGTCTGAACCACTTAAGTTCCATACTTAATCCTCAACATACGAATTATCATACTTAGGATTCCAATACAACATAGTGAGCGCCTGAATAGTGCACGTGACATTTGTCCACGTTTCATTGTAGCGGTCAACCGTCTCGTTAAGGCTGATATTCGTACCCTTATAGCTTGTAAATTTACTCGATTTGACATACTTTATCGCATTTTTATAGTATGTGGAAAATGAACGTCTAAGTATAGTACGTGCATTTCCTCGATAATACAAGCTCACACTGCACTCAAACATTGGAATTTTTTTGTCGATGTAACTTTTATCCCAAAACCGATCTCTGCCATCCCATTGCGGATAATTTGTTTTATGAGACCTTTCAAGTACAATAGGAGATACTTCCAAGCACTTCCACGGCATGAAATAGATATTTCGAATACTGTTTCCATCCTGTGGCCAATCTTCTTTAGTAGTCCATGACGGCTGCGCGTACACGTAACCTGACATCACCAAGTCAGTAAGATCACCTTCCTTAATCGAATCGTACTTATTTTTAGGAATCCTACCAGTTACAGTTGCCCCGCTATCATCCGTGTACTGACCTATCGGGTAGATAATCGTATCATACCCGATTTTTTTATTGCCCTTAACGGCGGCTATAATGGCACTCTCTGTCCACCCTTGAACGGCATTGCTTGTCTCAGATGACATATTGATAAATGTCTGAATACTCTGCTGATAGGTAAAAGTGGTTGTAGGAGGAAAGTTAATAATGTAGTAGTCTACACCGGAAGCACCCATAGCCCACCCGCACCACAAAGGTTCAATAACGATCTCAGTACTGCTCATTGAGATACCGATTTGATCTTCAAGTTCCTGCTGATCCGGGTAGTCGTCAGTGACGATGTTCAATTCATGCTCACCGTGAGCAACTGTATTTACAGAAACTTCGCTGACTGTGCTTCCGGGAAGTCCCAATTCAAGTGCTTCCTGCCCGACAAGGCCGTCAAATGAATCTTTCAGCTCTTCCGTACTCTGATAGATGATCGTATTTGTAGTATTGATCTCTTTTCCATCTTTGTACGTCCGCTTATCTGTACGCACATGCCGCAGTGAGACGTGACGGGCTTCAAACGTGATATTATACCCGAGAACACCCTCTGCTGAAACATTGATGTTATTGATAAGAAATCCTGAGTTCGCAGGGAGACCGATGTACTCGGAAGCGTCAGAGCCGATCTCCGGCTTAATCCATGATTCATAGACCGAGTTTGAATAACGCCATACAGCAGTGCGCGTTCTCTGCCCGAAGGCATCCACAGTCTCGGCAGGATTTCCGATCATCATCTTAGCCATATCTTTGGCTGTGAACGTAATCAGGTATCTTGTCTTTGTCTGAGCTTGGTAACTGGAATTCTCCATCAGAAAAGACGATCCGGCCCACGTTACGGTAGTACCGCTTTCGATCAGATAGTTATCAATCTCAAGCGGAGAATCGCTTTTGATGTCGATCTGATAAGAAATCGATTTTGTAATCTCATTATTATTTGTGACTTCAACCGATACGTTACCGACTTGTCTCATAACGGAAAGGTTCTGCGCATTAGTGAATGTCACCTCGTAATGAGTTCTACCGTCAACGCACACAATGTCGATTGACTGGCAGATGAACGCATCATCTTCTTCAAATTCAAACGCTTCTCTTCCATCATTCTGCTGGATCGGCCGTTTGTACGGGTCTCCGATATTGCCTGCCCACTCTTCGACCTCATTCTGAAACGCCAGCCATTTGGCAAAAACATTGTCGCTTTCATCATCAATCAACATCCAAGTAGTTGTGATCGACATGAAACCTTCTTGGTCAATATTTATAGCGGGAGACCCTTTTAAGCTTACAAGCATCTTATTGCCCCTTAACTACAATCGTGTTGTTTGTTTTCATAAAGTTATAAATATCAAGAACTGTCTTACCGGTAGACGCCTGCGCGTATTCCTGAGACCTGACATAAGCATCAAGAGTGCGGGCCACCGCACTCTGCGCCGATTGAGCATTCTTGTAGTTTGGAATGCCCCGGGTTTCCACGGACGGCGGCTGCGCTAACGCAAATGAAGCTCGCGGCCCCATTAAGCGTGTCATAAGGTTCAGGCTATGGTAAAGTGCGTCTTGCGTTAAGCGGCCCTTAGCGTCCTTGTTAGAGGCAAATTGTTGTATCTGATTCAGCATGGCATTTTGTACTTCACGCTGCGCGGCCCCAAAACCCTTAGTTGCGAGGGCGGCATCAATTTGAGCATTCTTTAAACTCTCTGTCGCCTGTTGCAGTCGGAAAAACGATTCAACGGTGGGAGATTCGCGATACCGCTGTTCGAATTGCGCAACTTCCTGATTCGCTCTGGAAACCCGTCCACTGTATACTTGCCGGACACCGGCCTCGTATGTCGATCCCGAAATCAATCCGGCATTCTGTTCTTTTTCAAGCTGTTGAAGTCGATATTCTTCTGCCTCATTGATAGCATTAAAATACTTTTCAGACGCAGTATTGTGCTGCTTTACGAGCTCTCGAAGCTGCCGTTGCAAGATGGAAGCTTGTGATCCCCGCACCCCGTTCGACAACTGCTTTTCGACATACTCGATTTCATCTTGCAAGCCATCAAGGACAGTTTTCTGCATGTTTTGCCGGGCAATCAGCAGTGTGTAAGATACACGGGAAGTATCAAGCCCTGTACGGTAGAACTGCTGCTCCGCATATGCTGTAATGTCCTCGATGACAGATTCAATATACACAGAGGATGCTTTTTGAACTTTTTTGCGTGCGGCTGCAAGCTGCTTCCCCGCGTTGTCGATTGCACCAACAATTTTATCCCGCGCACTAGCCTCCAATCTGTCTTTAACCTTGTCGTAGGCAGTAACGATGGCAGACAGAAATTCTTCGTGTCTTGTCATCATTTCAGATTCGTATTCAAGTCTTGAAGTCAGGTCTTCAACCCTGCTTACGTCCCGATTCTGCAACAAGTAGCGGGCGCGAGATTCCCCGACGTACTCTTTATTTAGTTTGTGGGCTTTCTCCAAATCTTCGATGTAAAAATTAAGATTCACGCCGATAAGATTAGACAGGGCGCTCGCCACTTTACGTTGCGCTTCCCTGAATCTCTGAGTACGCACAGCTTCCGTTTCAGTCGAATTCACTTTTTGTATTTGTGAATTCAGTGAAGAAATCACGTTGAACAGAATATTTGTTTGGATATCGCTAAGACCTTTAGCGATGTCAGCATCGCGTAAGGCGGCGACATCCTGAACATTCAGAAGTTTATTAAGTTCTGAATAATCACCGGAGCGTGTGGCGTCTGCCAGCATCCGTTTAATGGTATCTATTTGAGACGAAACGCCCCCTGCCTCTACAAATCTATTAACAGCAGAAAGGTGTCCAGCTGTTAATTGAGGATAGTCACTGAATTCTTTCTGCGTTTCCGGTGTGAGGCTGTAAAACCTTGAATAAGGACTACTGCGCTTCTGTGCCAGAGATACGTCATAAGCCGAAGCAAGCCTGTCGATAGCGGAGTAGAAAGCGGTACTGCGGGCTCCTACAATCGCATTAGCATCAAATGTTTCCCGCTGGAACCTAGCCAAGCCTTCTAAGGAATCCTGATAACCCCTCTGCGCGTTTTCAATAGATTGTGTGCGCACCGTTCTGCGGTCGAGTTCCTCACCGTAAGATTTATTCAGTCTTGAAATTGTTTCCTGCAACTGCTCTTTCGTTTTTGCAATCGCTATTTCTGCTTTGAGATTTTCAGCTTCATAGCTTGTAATCTCATTAGCCATTTTCAAGCTATCAACTCGAGTATTTGCCTGTCTGCGCAGTGCGGCTACATTATGCTGCTCATTCTCTGTTTCCTGTTTATCGGTATCAATTCCGTAAAACGCATTAACAATGCTTTTAATGAAACCAGAATCCGCAAAATTGAATCTTTCTGCTATCGCTTTTCCGATATTGTACCCGATGTCTGCGACAGACCACGCGGCAATAGCAGAAAAGATGCTGTTTCCGATTTTAGACAGCAGACTTCCTGTACCTGTAATTTCACTCAGTGTATTGGTTACACTGAATTTTCTCCCAACACGAGATGCCATTGAATTGGGATCACGCGGAAACCGAACACCATATGCTTTTGCATACTGATTCAGATCACCGGAATCGAGCATGGCCTTCTGTTGATTGAGCTGTGTAAGGCGATTACGCGAAATCGCAAGTCGCTTAGTGGCCGCGTCAAGTCGGTCATGCGTTGTGATAAATCTTCTTGTGTATCTGTTTTCAAGATTACGCAATCTTGTTTGCTCTCTAAGAGATGCATTCGATTCTTGCGCAAGTCTGCGTTGCATTTGCACATCAAGAAGATTATCAGAAGCTACTTGTGCCTTTCCTCCGGCAGACAACAGTCCTCTAAACGAAGAACGAACTCCACGTCTGGCAGACTGCAATTTACGATTAAGGGAATTTCTTTCAGCCTTCACCGCTTCATTTCTAGCCGTAGCAGCAATCGCGGTATTAGCTGCCTGCGCTCCACCTCTAGGTACAACAGTGGATTGTACAGAAGAGGCGGCTCCCGTAGCCCCCGTTGCAACATTATGAATAGCCGCCCGGATGTCATACAGCTCTTTTTTCAAGGCCCTAAGTGCCGTAACTACAATGTAAATGTAAGTAGCGTAACGACTAAGGGGCTTAGTATCCCCGAATCCCTTCATGACAGCTTCCGCAAGCCCATACACCGATCGAGTTACCGGCTCGATATCGGAACCGATCTGAATCAGCGTCTTTTCCGTTTGAGCACGGAGCCTGACCAAATCCTTATAGGCAGTATCGATTTGCTTTGTAAATGCCTCTTCACCCGTTCCGGCCCCAAGCTCAAACTCCCTAAGGGTAGTCATGAAGTTATCGAATTGCCGCCCGGTAAGAGACAGCACAGCACGTCCGGCACGAATATTACCGAACATCTTTTCTAGAGCTTCAACGTTACCGCCTACTTTATCGTGCAGCTCTTGCAGCGTTGCGGTAAATCCCTTAGCTTGGAGTGCGGAAGCCCCAAGTTCGATATTCCACTTGCGGGCTTCTGCCGCTGCCTGTAAAGTAGGCTTAATCAGGCTGTTGAGCATCTGATTAAGGCCGATCATCGATTGACTGGCCGATTGTGTACGAGACAAAATAGCAATCGCCGCACCAAGCTCGTTTAACGATACGCCTGTCTCGGCAGCGTTATTGATGACAAGACCTAGAGTACGAGCAAGTTCATCACCATGTGCCTTACCTTCCCGAACGGTCAAGTACAGGAAGTCAACAAGCTTTTGGGTATCTTGAATGGACAAGTCATACGCATTTGTGAGCGTAGTCATGACGTTGCCGGTGTTCTCGATATCAGCTCGGATAGTAGTTGCCGCTTTACCGACAGCTTTCACATAGTTGGCGACGTCATCAGTTGTGCCGCGCACACCGGAGGAAATCGTTTCATAGAAAGTGGATGCCGTGTTTGACGGTCTGCCGAACACGTTGTCAAGTTGCAGCAGCGACTTTTCTATCTTTTTGATCTGTAATTCTGTGATTGCAGAAATATCAGCGATGATTTGGTTGAACTCATTCGCCGCTGCCGTAGCCGCATAAAAAGTACCTGCCACGCCGCCAGCACCAAGCCAGCGACGGGCAGATTGGTAGATTGACGAAAGACTACTTTCTACACTGTCAGAAGTGCTATCAAACGCGGTGTTGAACGGCGAAACATCCGCGCTTACCCGTGCCAACAAATCAAATACAGTCGTAGCCATTTACCTTCCCTCAATCTTTTATTTTTGCTTGCCGTTCAGCCTCCCGTTTAGCCTCCTCAGTGACAACAGACTTCAACAAGTCTTTGTCCTCCCTAATTTTAGATTTTTGAACGTCTACAAGTCCGTCAAGGACAGATTTATCATAGCCCGCCGCCCTCCCGGTGTATGCTGTTAAGCTGTCTAGGGCATCAGCTTTCTCAGACAACTGAAAGAGTCTGATTACGTGACAAAACGGTGTGTCAAGAAGAGCTTTTAAGGTGTAACCTTTAAAAACCCGCATTATGTTCATCAACACGTACTCAAATTCTAATTTGTCGGGGAGGGCTCCTTCGTAGGGTTTTGCTTTTTACCCGCTTCCCTGCCATCTTCTTTCTCTTCATTCAGTGCAGCAGCTCCCCACAACATCAATTGAAGAACTTGAATAGTAAGTGCATCTTCACCCTTCTTCAAGAGTTCAATGATCGGAGTTCCTGCTACATATTTTCCAATGAATTCATGGATTTCATCCGTGAGTTCATGGCTTTTCTTCACAAGTTCGCCGATCTTTTTATGCGTGTCTTCAATGGCGAGCATGGCTTTTTCGATCTGATCGAGCGTAAACTTTTCTTTCAGTTCCTCCGCTCTTTCAGGATGCTCTTCAAGCTCTTTCTTAGCTTCTTCACAGGCTGCTGCCCGCTGCGTAAGTCGCACTTGAAGAATCGCATGCTGTGTGCGAAGGGACGAATGCCGAGAAAGAAACGTCTGTGCCATAGCCGCATCACGGGCAGTAATCAACGGGAGATCATACATTGTCCCGTCAGGGAACGGGATTTGCACCTGTTCCCTGTATGCTTCCATGTTTTCAAACGAGATGCCGGAAATTTTAGGCATGATAAATCCTTATTTATGATTACGCCTTGCTGGAAACCATAAGATATGCGCCCGCACTATCAACATACGCCTTGAAGTTCAACGAAAGACCTTGAGGCGTAGTCTTCATGAACGAAATCCCATCGTCCATAAGCGGGGTAGCTTTCGGCAAGGTGTAAATTTTCGTATCCGAAGAATCGAGCGGAACCAGTTTCAATTCAGAAGCAATCGATTTCATATCGATTCCGATAGGATCGCTGAATGTGCCGTTATCCGCACCCGGAATGAGGTTAAGATTTTCCTCGTTGACCTCACCAAGAATGCAATCAACTGACGCTTCCATCTCTGTGATAATGTCCTTAAGAGGAAGTGACGCTTGATCCGGCGTAATCGGTGTAGGTGTCATTGAGATGTTGATCTTGACACTGTCGTTGAGTGTGTATCCAAGGCACCGACTATTGTAAAACAGTGCGGCAGGCCCCATGTGGATATCGGCAGGATTTCCTTGAAAAACATCAGCCATGGTAATACCTCCGTTATTTAGCTGTAATTCTTAAATTAGCCGAAACGGTATACGCCGTTTGCGTATTTACCATTATTTTTATCGGCATTGTAATGTACTCTACTTCGGTGTAGATTGCAAGTCCGTTACCTAGCGGATCACCCTTTTTATTAAAGTTTTCAGTTATTTTCTGAACATCCGTGACACACTCAGGGCGGCCTTTTCGATTTTCTACGATTCGTGCATTGCATTTGATTAATCCGTGCTGATCGCTCTCTTGTGATTGAATGTCAGTAACGTATGCGCTGCGATTAACAAGCTGTTCAGGATTATACATTTTATCACATACAATCCCGTCATTGAAAACCGTATCACAAAGATCACAAAGGTAATCTTCAATCAATTTTACGTTACTATTCATTCATCTCACCGTCTATCTGATCCGCTGCACGTTCAAGCATAGCATTAATCACATCTTCCGACAAGTTTTCGTTATAACTGAAAAGTCGTTTTGCAATACCTTTTGCAAGATTATTGCCCTGTTCGATGTCATACCAAGCACGAGTAAGGAATCGGCTACCGACACGTTCACCAACGGCTGCTTCTTTCCTGTGCTTGCGTTTTAATCCATCTTTTGTTTCACCGATGAAATCATCATAGTAATCATGGATATATGCAATCAATTCAGGAGAAGAAGTCGGATACCCTCCGGCAGCGGCTATCTTATCATAACTACTATGCCATGAATCAAGAACACCAACAATCGCAGTTATACGCCCTCTGCCCTTGAGACTTGTAATTTCTGGTACAGATACCTTGATAGAATGCTCAAGAGCCCCCGAATAATGCGGAGCACGTGCAATCGCCCCCCTTCCGACTTCACGTACCGTACTTTTAATTTCCGCAAGGGCGGCTTCGAGCATCTTTTTCTTGATATCGTCTGTAAAGGTCTTCCAGCCTCTGAAATTATGGGAAAACGTGAATGAATAGCCTTTTGCTTGAATGGAGAAAGATTCAGCATTGCGTATTGCTCTGCCAATAGGAGGATTGTAATCCGCTCCTCTTTCTCCAAATCTGCCTCTAGCCATTCGAACACCTTATTGTATAGCCCACAAGTTCACCGTAAATATCAGGTCTTGGGCTGACGCCACTGACATAGTATTCTTTACCGCGCCACGTACAGACGTCACCAATCTGTGGAGTTGCATGTGATCTAGGATTATCATCCGTATCCGACGTATAGTGAACCAGCGTACCAATGTTTGTAAAAGCGGCAGAGCCCATCATTGCGAACTCTTCCGTAGACTGACCCCTGAAAATGCCGTAACCAAAACCGATACGAACGCGGGAAATTTCCGCTTCGTCCCGGTCTTTTACGACTTCAAAGACTTCAATCTTATTTTCTTCTACAACTAAGTGATCTAGCATTACCGAATAATCCTGACATCTTGGCAGATCATACCGAGGTATTTACCCGCCGGGCTGTTTTTGATTACAGAAATGATAGCTCCACCATTATTGCCGCCGTTACCTGTACCGGAAACGTATGTTTCACGACCAATCCCGTCAACCGTTACGGATGTGGCTCCAAAAATTCGATTATTTGTAATCTGATTGAGTTTAGCCTTATTTGTATACATGTACACGGCCCACTCAAACACTGCCGCCTGATAAGCCGTGTAAGGCTTACTTTGGCTGATTACATTTGAATCGATGTTTGAAGTTCGCAAAGCGGCATTGATGTCATTTTCAGCGGTTTCAATCAAAATCGCCTTATCCTCAGCACTGATCTTATTCCACACGTCACGGTTCATAAAATTAGTGCTGAAATAATCATCTGCCATTTCAACGGTATTAAGCATTGGGTTTCCTCTTCCTGAATGTAGGAATGTGGCGATCCAGTTCGCTGTCGTTCTGGGGATCGTACTTCCCTTTACGTTCAGCTTCCTCAAGCGCCTTTGCCTTTCGTTCCCTTTCTTCTTGTGCCTTAATATCGTCAAACGGATCGACGAAACTTTTCTGCACAAGCCAACTGGAAATTTTACGGACTTCACTCCTTCTGTAATCCGGAAGCTTGTTTGTAAACTCAACCGGAAATTCAGCTGCATGAGAAGCGATAACAGGCTCAAACGCCTTTCTATCTTTAACTGCGATGTACACTTTGTAGTAGTCATGGCGTGATGGATTATAATCTTTACGATTCATCCGATGATCCAAGTCCTCGTACAAAATGCTAAAGCAACTAGCATAGAATTGCGCCTGAGGAAATTCCGTAGGGCTGGCCAGTAAAACAATCCTGCGATCAAACATTATGCACTCCAAAATAGGGGCCTTTCGGCCCCTATCGGTTCACGATTAGGAAACGATACGAACGTTTGTAACCTGCGAAACCTCATCAAGGGCGGCCTTCGACTTGATGAGGACACCGGCCGTAAGCTTTTCGGTATTGACCCACATCTCCCAATTCGACGAGTTGGAAAGTTCCGAATCCGTAGGATTGGTTCCGACGGTGGACTTGAGCTGGTAGCCCTTGACATAATTCCACATGTCACCCTCACCCTGAAACAGGGACGCAAGGTTTTCGTTGCCGACCTGGGTCTGCATGGCAAACTGTGTATTGCCATTATCCCGAAGCGTGACCGCGTTGTCCGTAAGGAACAGCGTTTTGTACTTGGTAGCGCCGCTGTCCTGATAGGTGAGCTCGGGGTTATCCGTAACGATAACCGGCTTATTCATGGTGGCCGGAGTGCCGCCATACATCATGAGACCCTCGCCAAGCGTAAACTTGGTATTGAGAACCTGATCCTTGAACAGGGTGAAAAAGACCGCCGAGTGCATAATCAGAGCCCGGAGACGGCTGGCAGCGTCACCGAACCGCGCCATCGCGTCAATTTCGGTGGCCATGCTGAAATTCTGCGAACCAGCATCAACGACACAGTTTGTGCGGCTCCCGATGGCGGCAGCGCAAATTGTGATTGCCTGTTTGACGGTGAATTCCACTTTCTTTTCGGCCAGCTTTCGGCCAACCATGAACATGACTTCATCATTTGTCATGTTGTCGGAAGTCTTGAAAGCTGTCCACTGCCACGCAACGGGCTTGAACTTCCAAAAGGTCTTGAACGCGGTATGCTCGGCGCGTTCGATCTTTTCAGCAACCTGTGCGCTGTCGGTAGTGATGTCGCGGCGCTCCATCGTGCCGAAATCACGGAAAAACGCCTCATGCTTTTTCGTGCCTGTGGTGTTTTCCGATTCAAGACGGATCGTACCGCCGCTGGCGGCATTCAGAATGTTGACAGCGTAAGTCAGCTGCTCAATATAGCCTGTACGCAGATATTGATCGTAAGGCAGGAGGTCAGACAGAAATGTAAGTGCCATGACTGCAATCCTTTACTGTTCGGGAGATTCGCCCTGCTCATTGCGCACCAAATTCAGGTAGGCGTCATTCCCATTTTCTTTAATGTACTTGACTTTTGTAGCAACATCCCACTGGCTTACCGGAGTTTTGACTTCGGCATGGGCCGGAGGCTGCTTGCCACTCCCCGAACCGCCATTGACCGGAACGAGGCACAATTCAGGTTCTTTCTCCTTGACTTCGGAAAGAAACCCTTTGAGCTTTTCGGGATCATTCACATCAACCCCTTCTTTCTGTGCTTTCCACACAAGGTAGTCAGGATTCTTGAAAATGACACCAAGCTCATTTTTTGTAGCGAGTGTTGTGAACTTCAAGAGATTGCTTGTTTCAGACGCTTTAGTCCGCAATTCGTTATTTTCCGTAGTCAGGTTTTCAACCTTACCGGAAAGTTCCGAAAGTTGCGCATTGACTTGATCTTGCACTCGCTGTTCCGCTTCCGTTGCCGCAGTCTTGAGTTTCTCGTTTTCTTCTGTCAGTGTTTTGATTTGAGATTCGAGTTCGCTCTTTTTCTGAGACACCTCATTGAAGCGATACGTAGGACGAAATTCCCTGTCAAAATCAGCAATTTCTTCCTGAGTAAGTGCTTCCCCGCGCTTAATCTTCGCCATCAGTTCTTTGTAGTCCATACTGCTCCTTATCATTTTATACGCGGTTTTGTCCGCTAATCCTTATAATACACTGCAATTCAAAATTTTCAAGTAGGTTTTTACTTATTTTACAGATTTTCCCCCTTACTGATTGAAGCTGTTCTACTTTTAGCATAATCGCTGCGACTGCGGATGCCGTCAGGGGTGCTCCCACTTGCGTCAGTCTTGTGTTTAGCCTTACTGTCAAACGTCATTGGGGCGACTGCCTGTGTATTGGCATCAATTTCTTTCTTGATCTTTTCATACACCTCATCAGGCACGTGACGGATTGTGTCAAGGGTATCGAGGGCGGTGATCTTGATCTGTTTCTGATACTCATTTCCAGCGTCAAGATTAGCAAACTCAACAATTGCCGCAATCACAGATTTCAATTCGTGAATATCATAATTTGTGTTGTACAGGACTTTCGGAATCTTGATCGAGGGATCAAACAGGTTCATGAATTTCCACACTTTGTTCTCAAGTTCCTGCAAGTGGGAAGCGATCCCCGAAAGCTGTGCGGCAAGACTGATGTTGTCTGCGGACTTACTTTCCGCAGAAGAGCGCTGTGTCGTATCAACACCAATAAGAAATCCGTACATCTTAATCAGTGTATTGATAAGACGGTCGTCATGCTGGATGATGCTTTCGATATTGGCCCCATTCGGTTGAATGTAACGAGAAATGCCCCGTTCTTCCGCATCTTCCGGGATATGCTTGGTACGGGACAGCACCAAACTCGCTTCCTGAGCAATGATCTTTTCAACAGCCGGGTCGTTGATGTCCAGTGTGGGATTCTCCTGTTGGAGCTTCATCCTGATACGAACGATCGTAGATTGAAGGGTAGAGGGGAGAACCAGTTGCCCATAAGTTTGTTTAAGGATATTGGTAAGCAACTCAGATTCCCCCTTAAGTACGGAATCGTGAATTGTAAGAATATCATCGATTTCAGGTACATTGAAATATCGATTAAACATGATACTGGAATACGGGATGGCAGGAACGACACCAAGGGTATTCACATGCGGATCGCTGGCGATGATAAGATCAACTGGCTCCGGATCGTCTCCATTGTCAATGATGTAATCAAAAGTCTGCCAGTATTCTTTTGTGTAAAGTGTTCTCCTGAGTTTTACAACTGGCTTCCTTTTCGGATTGCTTTTTTCAGTGATAGTCTCTTGCCGGATCACCCAACTCAAGCTCCCGTCAGAATCGTAGTCCCAGTCAGGGATATCCATAGGAGCAAGGGCCTCCGCATACGGTCTGATTTTGTCTCGTTGCTTCGTCTTGAGGTCAACAAGATTATAGTTGAGTGCTGGATTATCGATGAAAACCCAAGCAAGACCATAGATTGTATGATAGTCAAATACTTCGCGCATGACGCTGTTAACGGATTTACTTTTCCGGTCGAAGTCGTCCGCGATATCCGCATTCACATTTTCTCTGCGCGGCGGTTTTGAGAAAATGTAATCCCCAAATTTACGAGTGCTGTATTTAATCAAATTGATGTTATATGAGTATTGTTTCCGATCGTTAAACTCTTCATCCGTTTCCGACGGGTGCTTCTGCAATGTATTCTCGATATACGCGCGTCCACCATTGTACGCGCGCGTAGCCTTACACCACAAAGGAAGAAGTTTACAATAGTACGGATGTTTTCGCGTGAAAACGTAAAAATTAGGGTCATTCGCACTGACAGACGGCACTAGCGAATACAAAGATTCAAGTTCCATATTCATAATTTTCTCCTTTAAAACACAAATGCATTCATTTTATCCACACCATAAGAAATATACCGCACGCAGTCGATAACGTCATCATCTATTTTGATGGGAGATTCCTTATTCGACACTTCGCTGCTGCTTTCATGCCAAGAATAGTTTTGAAACTCCGTGATGATGCTTTCACATGTGTTAAAAACTTGAAGTCTTGGTTTTCCGGTCTTACGATTGATCATTAATCTCTGGGCGATAGAATTAATCCCATCAGCCACCGACTTATGAGCGGGTTTCGTATAGATACCCTCTGATTGTAAGTATGCACGATCTGCCGCAGCATGGTCAGCCCATCTTACCATGTAAATATCTTTATTCTTTTTCTGATAGTCGTTGATCTCGTTTGCGGCTTCACGGATTGTAATTCCAGATTTTTTAAAATCATGGTAAAAGTACAGAATATCGTTCACAAAGTCATGCGCTGCGCATACAAATGCAAACGGGTGTTTGTACCCAAAGTCGATCGCTGAAAACTTAGCCCAATACGGGGGTATAGTAAAAGGCTCTACAACGTGTATGCGCTCATCAAATTCTTTGAAAATCTGCCCCTCACCCCCACACCACCTGCCATGCAACATTCTTTCTCTTTGAATTTCAGGGAGCGCGTCAAGTGTATCAATGTATCCCGGAGGTAGATTCTCTAGGTTGTCATAGGCTGTCCAGTGCAACAGAGCGTGTTTATCTGCATCTTTGAGCTTCTTAAACGGCTTGGAAGCAGGATCAAGTAGCTGAACTCCCCAAATGTACAGCCAGTGCCTTTCAGACTGCGGATTGCAGTCGAGAATCATCTTGTTTACCGCTACAAATGTTCCGGTGATATCTTTCACTTTCTGTGCAAGACGGGTTTTCAGCATGCCGATAACTTGATAAGTCATCTGCGTAGCCTCGTTACAGAAAATCGTAATGTACTCAGTACCCAAACATTTCTGCGCTCGATCTTCATCATCAAGACCACCCAATACGATTACAGAACCGTTACTGAATTGAACTTTCAACTCAGATTTTACTAGCGTGTATTCGCTATCAGGGATGTACAGATTCAGATACTTGGGCAAGGAATCATCCCAAATTGAATTACGTGCGTCAACCAAATTTTTGCGCACAATGAGTTGCCGACTTCCGGGAAACTGAAACGCTCTTCCAATCATATATTCCATAATAAGGAAGGTTTTACCGGAGCGTGATCCTCCGGTAAACAAGATCGTTTCCTTATCCGGGTTTTGAAGCAGCTCAAGCCCCGTTTTCTGTTTAGCTGTCAGCTTTAGCGGCATCTCTTTCCTTATCCTTATTTATCTCTACCGTGAGTTGATGTACAAATTTTCTGTAAATCGATTCCATAAGATAAGTCAATGATTCGTGTTCTTTTTTGAAATCAATGTTGACTTCATCCAATATATTTATGGCGCAATGTAAAACTTCATGTGCAAGCGAACCGTACTCACTGCACGATCCCGTAAATTCAGGCATCCAGATTACATATTTTGTGCCGAAATATTCATGCTGAAAGGTAAATGCACCTGCTGCCCATGTTGAGGGTACTAACCCCTCTGTACTTTCCAGTCCCTTACACAGTTTGCGAATATAACGATAAAACTTATCGCGCGGCCCCACAAACAAATAACAGGGGGCTGAGTATACATCAACATAGTAAAAATAACTACTCTTCATATCGGGGCTCCATCGCTTCCACTACCCACACATCCTGAAAGTTACCGGTATCCAATAGTGCGGTAGCTATCTCTTCTGCTTCCTCGTAGCATGGGAACTCTGTTTTACGGTACCGTTCCGGTACCGTGACTGCTCTTTTATGGTGCATACATATATACAACCTGCGCGGGCTCAGTTTCCGTTGTACCGTAATAAACCATCTGCGGTTCATTGTAGGCTTCTCTACCGGAACTCCATGCTTTACCATGTTGGCGTATGCATGTTTGCCGCACAGAATGACGCAGGAATCGTCTTTAAGACTTTCTTCAAGAACAAGTTTGTACATGGTTATACTCTCCTGTTGCTCAATTCGGCATCAAGTCCGGCATTCAAGAAACACATCTGAGCATACCAGTTGGTTTTCACGCAGTAATTCCGGCAAACGTCACATGACCTGTTTAGTCTTTTACAGTATAGGTCATCACTGTTGATTCTGATTCCGTACATGCAGTTTTCACATGCCACATCGCGTATGACTGTCTTGGTTTTCATATATCTCCTTTATGGTGTTACTTTAATATACTTAGTTATGTTAATTTGTCAACCACTGTAAAAATAAAAAGCAAAAATAAAGTAAAAACCGCAATTGACATTTTTCAGCTGCCATGCTATATTAGTTAACGAAGGCGGCTTAGCGGGCTTCAACGCGACAGCGCTATGGTCAAATTCCGCGTACCAGCAGCGTTGCCGCCTTACTTTATCAAGGTTACTATGTGGTTTAAGAAAAAGCATTTGTTTGTGTCTTATTTCGGGTATAAAGATCATACTAACGGCAGGGAATGGGTATTTGGGAATTGTTTTGATTTTCAATTCGAAATCTCAAAGATAACTCCCCGCACTTTGTCGCTTGCAGAAACCGATATTAAACAAAAATGTGAACTTGATAACGTTGTTATAATCAATTTTAAGTTGTATTAAGCCGATTTAGCTCAGTGGTAGAGCAGCAGTTTTGTAAACTGCCTGTCATCGGTTCAAATCCGATAATCGGCTCCAAATATGGACGTATGGTGTAACGGCAGCACAGTTGATTTTGGTTCAACTAGCGCAGGCTCGAATCCTGCTGCGTCTACCATTAATCAAAGGAAATAATTATGCCTGTAAAGAAGTGTCAGAGCGGGAGTAAATCCGGTTACAAGTACGGAGATTCCGGTAAATGTTACGTAGGAAAAGGAGGGAAAGCAAAGGCAGAAAGCCAAGGCAGGGCGATCAAGGGAAATCAGGGAAAATGAGCAGTTTAATTGACTACATTGGCCGCAAGGAGCCCCCCGCGAGTGCCCCAAGCTGCCGGAATCTTGATTGCCTGTACAATGAAGATGGCAAATGCACACAGGGGCTCGCGTGTAAACAGGATGAAACTTACGAAAAGAAATGGTTCAAACATGCCTAATCAAAAACCAAAACAACAATTTCACAAACTAGTATGCTACAACACGTGTGAGGCGATGCAAATCCTAGACATGCTGGTACGGCACTGGGATTCAATCGGCATGAAAGTCGTAGACGAAAAATGGAATATCAAATACCGCATCACAACCGTAGAACTCATTACAGAGAAACACAATGAAGATTAAGTTTAAGAAACTCAGCAAAACCGCTGTTGCCCCGTTTCAGGGGAGTAAATTTGCCGCAGGATTTGATCTTACAGTTGATGAATTGGAGTTTTCTAACGATCAAATAAAGTATAATTCTAATATTGCAGTTGAAATTCCTGAAGGCTATGTTGGATTATTGTTTCCTAGAAGCAGCGTTTACAAGTATCACATCCTACTTACAAACAGTGTCGGGGTGATCGATTCTGACTACAGGGGCCCCATTAAAGCGGTGTTCCAGCGAGAAGAAGCTATCCGCTATAAGATTAGCGGATATAGGGTCGGTGAAAGGTTCGCGCAGCTCGTGATCGTTCCTAATCCTAAAGTAGAGTATGTTGAAACGGAAGAACTCAGTGAGACTACGCGCGGCACCGGCGGCTATGGGAGTACCGGAAAATGAGCAGAAAACTGTGTAAGCATAGAGTTGCGGTCATCATCGAGACTAATGTTCCAATCGACAAACAAGACGCCCTGAACTATGTGAATCACGTGGTGCAGATAGCACTGGACAATATGCCGATTGACGAGTTTGTGTCTGAACCTAAACCAAAAACATATGTGGAAATTGAAGATGTTACAGTTGGATAAGTATGAAGTTGTGCCGATACTTCTTACGTTTGTGGGTATCGGATCAGTAGCTGTTCTTTTATCTTTGATATTCTATTCTATTACCTGCAAAACAGTTCCAAGTCAGGAAACGGATGTTGTTATCGAGACTATTGAGTATGACGGTTGCGAGTACCTTAAGTATTCCCCAAATCGCGGCTCATCCTACTGCTGCCTGACCCATAAAGGGAACTGCAAACGCTGTGCAGAAAGAAATGGTAAATAGATTTCTAAAAATTAACGGAATCGTAGCTTGATTTATCGTAATTACAGGCTATTTTATACGTAAAGAGGTTGCCGTCTCTTTTCTTGCCTTTGGGGGAGGGAGGGTTTGTTGGTTTTCCTTCCCTCCCCCACCTATCGCGCCCCTCAGTGAACTTTTATTCACAGATCAGGAATAAAAATAGTAACTTTGGGGCTATTTTTATTTGCAATTCTCCAATTCAATGTTATATTGTAGTATAGTGCAGTAGAAAACAAGGTGTGCTGTACTTTTACCCACAACTAAAACAAGGAGAGTTATGCGGACGTACACAAAATACACAAAAGCGGGCGCGCTGGTGTCTAAATTTATGCGCACACAGGGCATTTCCTGCCTTTCCGTCTGCCAAAAGCTCAATATCCACCCAAGCTACCTGAGCAATGCACTGAGAGGGCGATCCCCTTTCGGGATCGCCCTCTACGACAACCTGGTACAGGCGTACAGTGGTCTCTTTACCGAAAAAGAAAAAGAAGAGCTGTACCGTGCCGTGTGGGATGGGAAGAAAGAGCTGCGAGTTGATGTATCCTGTTGGGATATTGACAGTAAGATTAAACTTGCAACACTTGCCGAATCCATTAAAAATGAAATTGAAAACTCAAAAAGGAATAAGTAATGAAACTCATCGAATTTAAACTGACACTCGCAGTCCCGTGTGACGTTGACGTAGAACCCATTAAAGAAGCAAGTATTGGGAATACGATAAGAGACTATGCATCCAACTGTAATATCGAAGAGTGCGGAATTGAGTTGGCCAGAATGGACAAACCGCAAACGGCATCAGAGCCCAAGGCACAGTCCGGTACCAAACAAGCAAACAAAATGAGGTGAAAGATGAGATTCGAAATCACAATGCGCAACTATTTCTGCATCACGGAAGAAGATATTCTCGACGCAATCGTTAAATGTATTGGTGTGGATGAGGACGACATTGAAGTAACTCAGATCGATACGTGTGAATAACATGAATGAAATACTCCGATTAATAGGGATCATGGCGATATTGACTGCGTTTATATGGTTAGCCATAGGGGACAATTGGGATGAATACTGACTACACGCTGACGGAAGAGGAAACGGCTAGAGTTGAGGGGGAAGTAGAGAAGGAACGAAACTACTTACAAGCGGTACGCAAGTGTACCGATAAAGAAATTGAAAAGATGCTGCGGCTCGTCCGTAAACGGGCAGAACAGAACATTATTTACTTTAAATTAAAGAAAAAAGAAGGGGAAGAAAGACTTAGAACTGCGAGATGTGAAGTAGTGCGAGAATCCTTAGTTGAAGCGATCGACACTACTTTTAAACTTTTGTTTCCTCCGGAAAACCCTGAAAGCAATCGTGTAAAGGTACTTAGTGAATCACAGATCAAGTTCCTCGTAGAGCGCACAGCCGCAATCATCACTGCATATGTGCATGAATCTGTAAATAAAACTGAGGAAAACCAGCAATGAACTGGCCACAAGCTACTGTCGATATCGCAACCGGGCTATTCGCCGTTCTTGTGCTTTACATAGTCATGGTTAAAACTAACTAACTAAACCAAATACCAATAAATCAAGCAGAAAGATCAACATGAAATATGCGAGCGTCTGTTCGGGAGTGGAGGCGGCCTCCCTCGCGTGGAAGCCGCTCGGATGGGAACCGGTGTGGTTTTCCGAAATCGAGCCGTTTCCGTGCGAAGTGCTGGCTCAACGCTTCCCCGGAGCGCTGGAAGGAGCGGGAAAATGAAGTGCGATATTTGTAAAGATGACTTTCCGGACGATGAATTGGTGGAAGCTGACATTATGACGTGTGACGATGACGGCAACATTTGTGAAGGCCCCAAATCTAATGTGTGCTACATGTGCCGCACACTCATTGTTGCGGTGGGTATCGAAAATCAGAGCTGAATAATTAAAAAGAACAGCGGAATTCGAGGAAACAGAAAAATCTGATTCGACAAATTCCGCTTGTTCAGCGTTAGATACTGTTAATGTAGCATATTTTGTCAACTTTTCAAGGTTTTACACAGTAGAGGATTTGAAATGAGCGAAGAGAAATGCCAGAAGTGCTGGAATGGTGAGTATCCACTTTTTATCGAGTGGGACGAATCCATGCAGATGGAGTTCGTTGACGACGAGGAAGAATTGGTGGAGTTTTGCACTTCGCACCAGCTTAACCCGCGCGAACTTCAGTATTATGATGCGGTACCCCTGTATGCGTGGGAGGGTGTTCACATCGATACTGAAGAATTGGAAAACGACGACGGAGAACTGGACGAAGAAGTTCAGGCGCTTATTGATGAGTTCAGACAGAAGCTCCGGACGATAAAACGTCCCATCATACACTGGGCTTCTGATAGGCCGATCAAAATTTCTGCGTCCCTGTTGGAAGAATGGTATGCAAAAGTGAAGGGTGGTTTAGCATGAATGAACTTGAATCGGGCGTGCCGCCACTGAAGCTGTGCAGGCAGATTTCTGGACAGCTTTCCGAACTGTTGAACTGCCCGGTCGTCTGCAAGTACGACGAATCGGAAAATCGAGTGAGCAGCAAAGGAGGTTTGAGATGAGCGAATGGGATAACTATTGCGATGAAATCGGCGGTGTTTGCAAGGATATGGAAGCGCAGGCCGCCCGGATCGCGGAGCTGGAGGCAGAGAATGAGCGGTTGCGGAAGGAGCTGAATCTGATCGGCACCAAAGCTGATTTTTGTGCTGATGAATGTGAATACGGTCCAGACGCGACAAGTTTTAGATTGATTGCTGATGACGCGAAACGTGCGCTGAAAGGAGCGGGAGAATGAGCGAAGAATTGAAACCGTGCCGCCGTTGCGGTCTAGATGTGTCTTCAGATGGGATTGAAGTTACACAAACCGATACCGGAACATATACGGCAAGATTCGAGTGTCCGGATTGTGGAGAAGTGGCGGAAACGTGTATGAGACATTCTTCCGAAAATTTTGCAATCGCTGATGTGATTGATGATTGGAACCGGCGTTGGATTGATCCTGCTCTAACCGCTCGAATCGAGGAGCTGGAAGCAGAGCGCGACCGACTCCGGGAGGCACTGAAAGAAGTTCTGAACTGTGAAGTTGTAACGGACAATGGAGATTATTCTAAAGGCGGTACTGGATTCGATTGTAATGAAGTAAAAGAAATTATACGCGGGGCGCTGGAACATGTGGTAAAATTACTTGATCGCCCCATGCTTAAAGTCGATATGTGCTTGTATATGGATAGCGCTATAAGAGTGGCGCGTGAGGCGCTGAAAGGAGCGGAAGAATGAAATGTCCGAAGTGTAGGTCAGTACGTGTTTCTAAAGAGCGCCGGATCGATGGTAATTACATTTGCATGGACTGCCACCATCGTGGGAAGCCTGAGGAGTTCCGTCAGAAAACCAACTTTGAAAAGCTGACCGCCAGCCCGGAGGCGCTGGCAGAAGAAATGGTATTTGAATCCATAAAGGGAATATGGAGATACAGGATCGGCGAGAAAATATCGATGCAGGCTTTTCGAAGTAGAGGGGAAGCAGAACAAGGCGCGGTCGAATATCTCAAGCATAGGTATGAACAGGGCTGGCTGGACTGGCTGAACAGTCAGGCGAAAAGCGAGAGGTGAGAAATGAGTTGTGATAAATCAAAAATAACTCCGATGTGCATCAATTGCTCGCGCTACAGGGAAAGTATTCTTTATGGCGGTCATGCATCTTGCAACAAGCGAAAGACAATCATTAAAGATGAGTATGCTGTCTGTTCTGATTGGAAATTGTCAGAACAAAAGCGTAAAATCGCAATTTTTCAGCAAATGCAGAAAATCGAAGATAAGTAATACATATAGTGATTTAGCGGTAATACTGGATTCAAAATGTAAAGGTTATAAATAAAATGAAAGTAATAAATTTTACACTTACAGTGATCGTACCGAATGATATTAACGATCCTGTTAAACCGGAAAGTCTTTTGGAGTGTATGCGAAACTATGCTGAGGAATTAAACCTTACTGATTGTGCAATTGAAATCAGTCAAGAAAAAGCTAAATGAAACAATACAGTATACACTGTGAATGGGAACATAAAATGAACGAGTACAAGATTAATGAAATATTTATCCATACTGATGGCAAAGTCTATCAATGCGTAAGGGCTGAAGGCACTTGCGAAGGGTGTGCACTTAGATGTGGGTGGGACTGCCCCGGTAGGTCTTGTACCGGGGATGAAAGAAAAGATGGTATCGATGTTAAGTACGTTCTAGTCACGGAGCCCTCCAACGGGATGCTTTACCGCGCCGGAGACGGGGAAATGTACCAGTTAAAATACAGAGATCCACCATCAGTCGGATGCGCCTGTAATGTTGGCATGTACGGTTGCGGCTGCCTTGATGATAGGGTGTGTCGTATAGTATTGGAATGGGATCGTTATTGGGGAAATACATTTGATGAGTGATTATTATGATGTATGTTATGCCATGTGGCTTCGTGGCTTGCCAAGCCCCCTATTGATAGTTATGAATACCTGCACTTGCATTGCGATATGAATGATGAGGCCATTGTCAATCATTTTGAAAAACAGACAAGGGATGCGGAATTGGATCATTATCAGAAAAAAGAAAGCGAGTATTCAAGAAAGGAGCAAGAATGCGTTGCCCGGATGTTGCGGGATGGTTATGATATAGATGATATATTTTGACAACTACTTACTATTTTATAAAATGATAGATAGGGACGAGCGGGAGGCATTTATTCTTGTTGGAATTACAATTTTAATTTCAGTAATTATTATTGTTTCAATTTGCTATGGGTGTGCGTGTCACGTTGGTTTATGACTAAATAAAGAGGTTGAAAGAGATGATAGATGATGAGCATGAAGATGTAAATTTTTATGGGATTACTATTTTGTTTACGTTTTTCATTGTGGTGGCGCTGGTGGGTTGGTTGCTTTGTCGGATGGATATAAGTTAACAATTCTAAAAGTTGGGGGCGAGTGTGTGTACAACACTAACCCGCCCCCGCCACAAAAACTCGAGCCGATTTGGTGCTCCTAATAGTTAGGGATTCATAACCAAATCGGCTCGATTCGATTCGATTTTCGATTTTAACTTATTGCTTAATCCCCCGGTTTACTTGCTTCGATATCGTTTATATGCGCTGCCGGATCGCTTGATCCCGGTTTTCGGTTTTCGTACACCCGGCAACCTGTCCGCTTTCTTGATATAGTGTTTCATACGACCGCCGGGCGGTTGCGCCCGGCCCGATAACGATTACTTGCCAACTTCCGGGGCGGCCGCTTCCTTGCCGTCCTCCTTACCATCCTCCTTACCGTCCTCCTTACCGGCTTCCGTCTTGGCCTCCGCTCCCTGTTCAGCCTGAATCGGAAAATTGACCTGTTCACGCAAGTAGACCAGCGCGGGTGACGGCTCCGGCACCACAGTATACCCATTACGGACGGCGGCAATCAAGGCTTGCGCAATCGTTCTTGTTGCGGCGATTGCCATGTCCTCCCCTGTTGCGTCACGCATAACCCGGACGCAAGCCCGCGCGAAAGCGTCTACTTCACCGCGGTAGCCTGTGAATGTAAAACCCTCGCAACAGACAAGCCGCGCTGCAACTTCGGCCATGGTAAGGGCCTGTGGCTTATTGGCCGCCTTGACCTTTTCAAGCGCCTTAGTAGCGGCCTGAACGGTTGCGGAAGCCGTCATAATCTTTTCAACGTCACCGGAAGCGGCAATTGTGCGAAGATTGTTTGTAGCCTCCTCCAAAGCCGCCTCAGCTGCCTTAACGACGGGCGAAACGGCGGGTCTTGCCAGTTCCGCAATCATGCGGCTATAGGCCGTTTCCGGCAAGACTTCAATGCCTTCCTTGGCGATTTTCTCGTTGATCTCTTTCATGATATCCACCTTTCGTTAGTTTTGGCGGCCGCTATGGACGCCTGTTACTGTATTCACCTTATTTTAATTAATCACGATTGCAATAATTAAGTTTATAGACTTTTACAACTGCTCCGCTATCGTCCTCAATATCATAACTGAAAAACATTTCACAAAATCCGTATACTTCATTAGAAGATACATTATTCAGGCTGCAATGTGAAATAGTGTGTACCGTAACGAAATTATCACAAAACACCAATTCACAGTCTATAATCGAAAGCGTATGATCAATAAACGAATGCTTTTTGGCGTGCCGCCTAACCAAATCGTAAATACGTGCTTCCGTATCAAGTTTATTGCTTTTCAATTCTTTAATACGATTGCGGATTCCTTTTCCGTATACGCTTCTGCTAAAATCGCTGGTAATGTACTTAATGTTCATGATTACGCCTCCCTTGCTAGTTGTAACCTTTCATTGGTTTTGGCGGCAAGTTAAACTCAACGTATAAATCCCGGCACTGACACAATTTGTCCGTTAACATATACAGCGTCCGGGTGACCATACGCCGGACAAACAAGGTCAGCACGTTGCGGCTCGGCCGTTTTCACAATTTCCGCCACAATATAAATTGTGTTTTGAGAGGCGACAGGGAGATTTACCACCTCATGCTTGATAGTCGCGATGCCATTCGAATCGAAGCCTGTGCATGTAGCAGTTCTACGCGCAATGATTCCGGACGGCGGAAAGACCCTGCCGTCATTTAGCCGCACTTCATATGCCGTACAATTGACAAACTTTATAGTGTTCATGATTGCGCCTCCTTGTGTTGTGTTTTCCTGTTACAGTATATAACATACATGCTTTTCAGAACAATTCAAGCATGTTTTCAAAGAATTTTTAACTTATTTTTCGATAACAGAAAAATTCAATTATTTTCACGGTTTATTGCAATTCTAACTTGACTTTACGGGAAATATGTGCTATCGCGCGCACGTACATTATATAGGGCGGCGGCCGGGCGAATTTAGTTCAGGAATTGGCGATCAAAGAGTTTATAATTAGGATTTCCTGATAATTAGGATTTCCTGATAATTAGGATTTCCTGATAATTAGGATTCCGGAAGCAGCCGCCCCGGGCTGGGATTGCGTAATCATATGTATATGGATTATTTTATATGCATCGGCATCCAAGTTTTGATTTTATATGCATCGGCATCCGATAATGATATTTGTGTTCATCGGCATCTGGTATTGATATTGATATCAATAGCGGTATTTAAGTTAACGGAATAGCACAAATCGCTCATTTTATGATTTTATAGGGATGGCGGCCTATGGTACTGAAATGATACCATGGTTCAATTTTATATGCATCGGCATCTAAGTTATGACTGGATGTCGTGTTTTATACCAAATAACACAAATGTATTTAGGCTTTCCGGCGGGATAATATCACAAAATGCAATGTGGTTATGGTGATTTTGTGCTACTTTTTATGATTTGCTATTGAAATTTCCGGGAAGAGCGCGTATATTTATATGTTGAGGGGGCGGAATAGTGATTAGCGTAAACTATTTGCAATGATGTAGATACAAAAGTATAGGCGGCGGCATATGATGTACGATTTCCGTAAAAGATTATGATTGTGCGGGCGTCGGACGAATGGTGATTTCGTGCTATTTATTTATCACATTTTATAATCCCAAATAGCATATAATCATTACCAAAGATGGCAAACGCTACCGCTCAGAAACATGTTTCTAAGTTAATAAAGGTACTTTATAAATTAACTTTACAAAGTATCCATGGTATCGAAATAGTACCATAAACGGCACGCGCAATAGCACAAAACAATCACCAGCCCGCCCCCGTCTGGCTATGGATTCCGGCTAGCTATGGATGCCCCCATAAAGATTACGTATTGATTACGTCCCGCCTGATTATGGCTTCCACAATAGCACAAATCGCTCATCCGGCCAGGTACGTTGATGCCGGATTTCGCCTCAACTGCCTTTGCAGAAAGTTAACGATAATAGCACAAAACGCTCATCAACGCCGTAAACGATCTGTATTGATTATCGGGTTTATTTCCCGGACGGAAGGGGACTTACCGTTTGTAAAGTAAATTGATTTACAGGGGGCGCGCGGGCTAACAACCCTTAAATTTTCAACGGAAACGGCTCTCTGACGCGACTTAGCATATTGCCGGTAAATTATGCGCCCGGGCCGACGAGCGAAGCGAGGAGGCCGTTTGCGTTGAATTTTACGGCATTCTAACATAACTCGAAAAGAGCGGCCGCAAGGACGCGAATTTTCGAATAAGCGGAAACGAGACAGTATCGATTTTTTCAACGGAAATGGCTTTCTCATGCGACTTGTTACATTGCCGGTAAATTATGCGCCCGGGCCGACGAGCGAAGCGAGGAGGCCGTTTGCGTTGAATTTTACGGCATTCTAACATAACTCGAAAAGAGCGGCCGCAAGGACGCGAATTTTCGAATAAGCGGA